TATGAATAAATGTGATGAACATAAAATACATGAAAATGAAACTATGATGAGTCCGTCTAGATATAAATGCAGAGTATGTAAACTAAAAAAAGTACACGGTTATACTAACCCTGATCACATATCAAATCCTTTTGGTTATTTATATTTAGCACCTAATGTTTGTTTAGATTGTACTAATAAATATAAAATTTGTATGTGGTGTTGACAACCATACTTAGCTTATTTAAAAAAAATTGATTTCATTTAATTACTTTATAATATTTAAACAAAGTAATTAAGTACTTATCATCTATAATGAATAAAATCACTAATATTCCTGTTGTCCGATCTGTCCTTAACAATCTTGTTGTTGAGGTTGTCCAACAACAAGAAAGAAACCATATCATCCAAGAACTAACTTATTATCCTATGCCAAACCACATCCTAACTCCTATTAATAACCTTGTTCAAGAACCTGCACCATATTATTTCGATAAAAATACTCCAGATATCGATGTTGACCATCCAATCAAATACCCTGAATTCACAGAAAAAGAATACGGTCACTACCAGCGCGGTGTACTAACTGGAGACAGCTTCTACAAAAGTCCAGAAGAAGAATTCTTTTGGGCATTTTCACAAACTAAAAAATGCTCGAAATGTCATGCAGAAAAAAAACTTACTGAATACAACACAAATACATCTGGTAGTCATGGTTTTGATAAAAACAAAATTCGCCTCAGACGTCCCGAATGCAAAGACTGTACTAAAAAGGCGTCTAAAGGTAAAGGTCAAGCAGTCAAACATGCTAAATCACTTGGCATTTCACACAAAGCACCCAAAGACACAAAATGTGAGCTATGTGGCTCTACTAAAGATATCGTTTTTGACCATGACCACAATAAAAATTCATTTCGTGGTTGGCTTTGTGACCCATGCAATCGTTCCATCGGTGTTCTCGGAGATAATCCACAAAGCCTACTCAATTGCGTCGCCTATTTAGCGAAGCATAATACAGAAGCCCTTAACTTAATTGAAAAAGTAAAAAACACCTTGTAACTTAATTAATTAAATTAATAACATTTTTTATTCACTTATTTCAACCATACGTATATTATCCCTTTTAATATTTAAAATGCGTGTTTAAACCAAGTATTTTATATATATATATTGTATATATATATGAAATTTGATAAAGGTAAAATTGTTTTTATTCATATACCTAGAACCGCTGGTTCATATATTGAAGATAAATTATGTGACAAATATAATTGTAAAAAAAAATGGCCAGAACCAAATAAAGAAAATTTATTTGGTTTATATAAAGTTAAAGATTATAATTATTTAACTTTACAACATTTAACACTAAATGAAATGATAAAATATGAATTTATAGAAAAAAATATAGAAAATCAATTTATATTTACTATAATAAGAAATCCATACGACAGAGTATTAAGTTTATATAAAAATTGGTTTAAAGCATATAAAACATTCGATATATTTTTAGATAAATTAGTAGAATTAAATTTAGATAAATACGAACATAATGGTATTGAAACCAATAATATTAATTTTAATTCTCGTAATATGACGTCAAATATAAGTGAAATAAAATACTTTGTATTACCTCAATATTATTATATAAATAATAATGAAGATTACAAAGTAAATATTATTAAATATGATGAAATGGAAAGTTTAAATGATATATTAAAATTAAATGTAAAATTTAATGACCATTCCAATAATAATTTCACAGATATTCAAAAAGATAAAATTTATACTATTTATAAAATAGATTTTGACAAATTTAATTTTTTAAAATAAATAAATTTCTAAAAGAAAACACAGCGTTTTAAATGTTCAAAGGTGTAAAAAATATTTTCAACATACATATATTTACACCAAACATTTATTTATACGATACTTAGATAACTTATAATACTTCTCCTCTAATTCTATACCAATAAATTTCCTCTTTGTATTCATACATCCTATTCCCGTTGTACCAGATCCCATCGTGTTATCTAATACTGTTTCTCCTTCATTTGAATAGGTCAATATTAAATATTCTATCAACTTGACTGGCTTCTGTGTTTCATGTATTGTATCAAATTCTACGTCAAACTCTATTAATTCATTTGGATAATTTGTAAACTTTTGTGTATATTCACTATCACTTGTTAATTTATTATTTGGACCTAAATGATGTGTCTGATTTAACATCTTACCTATACGTTCCTTACTATTCTTCTTTTTTATATTTACTGGCTGTAATCCTTGTGGATTATATGTCATATTCCCTTTATGTCTTGACGCTGCTGCCGCACCTCCACTTGAAAATACACAAATATCTTCTGTACATTTCATCGGTCTATAATTCGCTAGTAAGAACTGCGTCGTTTTATTTTTCTTCCATATTAAATTATATTTATACCATTCATAATTCGACGAAATTAATATACTTGTAAATGGCTGCTGCCCAAATAACAATACTACACCATGTGGCTTCCTCACTATTCGTTTATAATGCTCCCATAACTTATTTATGTCTATTATTGTATCCCACTTACATTTTGTCGTACCATATGGTAAATCACATAATACCAAATCTACGCTATCATCTTCGATTAATGACATCTTCTCAATACAATCCCCCATAAACAATTTATAATTATCGTTGATAACATCTTCTGTTGTTTCATTATTCACTTCTGTCATCATATTTTTATGCTCTTCTTTGCGTTGTTCTTTTGTTTGTTTTACTTCTGACATACTACTTATAATTAATAATAAGATACATTTATATTATTTAAATCAATTTTTTTATAAAGTATTCTATATTGTAAAACCAGTATATAATTCGATATTACACCACCATTACATAAAAAAACTACTCATTATTATCATAGTTGAGTAATGCAATTAAAGAATTACACAACAATACTATATGAAGGAGTATTTCTTTATATGTTACTGATACGTCATTTGATACATTCACTTCATTTAATCTATTAATTATAATTGTTGTCAAATAAAATATTATACACACCGTCAAACCCAACTTATGATTTATATTTACATTTGCTTCTTCATTTCTATTTTCATTTACTTCTTCATTTCTATTTTCATTTACTTCTTCATTTCTATTTCTGACTTGTTCAATTATACTTCGGTCTATATTTCTTATTGCTTGACGTAACTGTTCTACCGTCATTCCCATTCTCATTAAATTATTTATAGTTTCAGGATTTGCTCCTACTCGTTCTATGTTATCTAAATCCTCCTGATTTAATTCATCCCACGTTACAACTTGTCTAACTACACCATTATGATTATTTATTCTTGAGTATTGATTATTACCATCTACACCTACATCATAATAATTATTATTGGGATAAGCATATTTACCTCCACTTTGACTATTACTTGTTAAAAATGCCAATAATTCTATTATCAAACCCCCGAATTTTTCTTGTATATTTTTTTTGTTGTTTTTTAGTGAGTCCATTATTATATCACTTATTTCAGAACCTTTACTTCTCACTATATCTTCTACCTTCTTTATACCAGACGTTCCAACTATAAGTCTTATTTTTTTAATTCCACCAAGAGAATACATTTTAATTTGTTCATCTATTTTATTACTATCATTTGATTTAATTCCACCCTTCTTTTTTCTTGTCCTTCTTTTTTTCGCCAACTCTTTCGACCTTTTACCCAGCTTTTTAAAATACTTATTGGCCAAATTATATCTAGATGTAACATTTTTTGCATTAGGATATCTAGTTTTTTTATGTTTCTTCATTGCTTCAAGTCTCACTTTCATTATCATAGCTACTTGCCATATTCTTTTATGAGGATACTTCTTATTTTTATACAATCTCTCTAACTTACTAATTGTTTCCCTAACATCTTTTACAGTTGTATATTTAATTGGTATAGTATCACTCGGATTCTTATTAATATAAACATCAAAACTCTTAGATGGATCATTTGGATTATAAAGAAACTCTTTTTTTTTCTTCCTTGTCTTTCCACCCCAAGTTGCACCATCATATTCAGCACTATTATATGCTTCTTCATCATCCATTCTATCCATTGCGTCCTTCACATCATTTGGACTTTGGTCAATTTCTTCACCTTCTATCACAGGAGGAGTATAAGTTCCATTATCTATATTACTTTTAATAGCTGCCTTATTTCTTTCTTCTTGTTTTTCTAAGAATTTTTTATCATTATAGTCTCTATTCATTTGAGTTCTTACTTTCTCCGCCTCTAGCAAATTCAAAGGAGCTAATTTAATAGGGTTAAATACTTTTTGGGTCTTTTCGTGTTTTTTTTTATCAGCCACTACCCCACCTCTCTTTTTAGTTCTTTTTAATTTTCTTTTAATACCTTTATTTTTTCTTGATATTCGCATTAAATAATATATATTATAACAATAAAATATATATTAATTATTACTTACAATTTATTCTTTATAAACATGATTAAACCAAATAAAACATCTATCATCAAAGGTATCCACGCAACCTTCTTCGATTGAAACAAATAAATAGACGCAGTTATATATAAAAACCCATGTAATAATCTATAATTAGCCCACCATGTTACTCCTCCACCTTCTGGAGCATTCATTCTTCCATTTGTAAAATACAAATACAAAAAAGATATACCTATAATAAATGTCAAAACTCCTAATTTAGGTAACCATTTTTTAGACAAATATAATGGTAAATATGCTAAAACTAATCTTAGCACAATACAACCAAAAATGAAATAAAGTATTCTTTCTCTATCTGTCATATATATAATATATCTAAAATATTATTATTTTCTTGATTTTCTTGATTTTCTTGACTTTTTTGTTTTTCTTGTCTTTCTTGTCTTTCTTGTTTTCTTTTTTTTACCACCAAAGGACGCAATTCTGTCAGCTATATCTTTTCCTACCTTTGGCTCCATTACTCCAGATACATTTACTTTAAATACTAGACCTTTTAAACTAGTGTTATTCGATATCCACATCTCAGCACCTTGACGAAACAAACCTGTTAATTTTTTGTTATCAAATTTAACGTTAATCGGGGCTCCCTTTAAAGGACCCAGATATCCTTCATATTCGAGTCCTTGAAATGTTCCAAGTTTGAATAAGTTCGGTTTTGCATCAGCACCCTGGAATTCAACATAAGTCTCCCCTTTCTTCAAATCCTTTATATCGTCCATCTCAGTATAATCATCACTCTTTCTTATTTTATCTAAAAGCTCGGTATCCCTTTTGCGTTTTTCTTCTCTTGCAACTCTTTTCAATTCACGCTCTTTAGCATCAATTTCATTCTGTTCCCCCCACGAAGGTTTTCTTAGTGTTGCTTGATGTAATCCTCTATAGATCTTTGTCCCGATTCCTGTACCTGCGACTTTTCGTCTAGTAGTTTTTCGTTTCATGGTTTTCTTACGCCTATTTTTTAGTGTGTATTTCACCATAATATAATATACTTATAAAATATTATATTAGATATTAAAAATATTCATTTATAAAACCCTCCTTATCAAATATTTTTACGCCCTTTTCTTTGGCTTTTTCAACCTTACCTGTTATTTTCGTAAGATCTTTCACTATTACCGCAAACGTATTTTTAGAAACAGCAGATGTTAAATTAGCACCTACTTTATTTAATTTTTTATTTAACTCATCATCCCTAAATCCAGACATTACTATACTCTTTTTGTATAATACATGACCTGTATTTACATCCGATTTTTTTTCTACAATCTCTAGCTTCTTCTTCATGTTAATCTCATCTAAAAATGTAAGAAATTCATTTATGTTACTAACAAATAATTCAGCCGTCTTACGTGCGACACCTTTAATCTTAATCATTTTTTCTACTTTTTCATTATCTGTTTCATTACTAGTTAATACATCTGGATAATCTTCCAAAATAACTAACATTCTCTTACTACCCATACCATGCCCAAAGAGATTAGAAGCAGCCATTAAATCCACTAATTCTACCTCATCTAATTTTTTATGAATATTAGCATGAATCTTTGGAGCAAGCTTTCCGCCTTTAGTATCAAACACACCTTTAAAATCATCTAATGACATATTAATTATTTTGGGTACTGTATCATAACCTGCGTCTAATATACGTTTAATATTACCCTCCCCTAATCCATCAACATCTAACTTATCAAAAAAGAATTCAATATTTTTTATCTTGACTTCTTTACTGTCTCCTTTATTTTTCAATACAATATCTGTCTCTGTATCACCATACCACTCATATTCTTCAGATGGCATCATTATATGTTCAGCTGGTTCAAGTACATCCATTATATATGGAATTACATCACCACTTCTAATAATTTTTATTTTTGCTCCTACTCCTAATTTGTTTTTCATTACAAAAGCAGCATTAAACGCTGTAGCGTATTCTATTTTAGTACCACCCAAATTAATTGGTTCTATTCTTATTCTAGGTTTTAGAAGACCATCTTTACTTGGAGACCATTCTACAGCAAGTACCTTGGCTTCTGCTATTTGATCGCCCAATACCATTTTAAACGCAAAAGCAAAATCAGGATTACCATCTATACGAGGATAAATATTATCGTCACAACATATTATACCATCCATTTCATATTCTGAATCATTACGCCAACTAACTAATATATCAGATAATATTTCATTTGATACGTTTGGATGTAATTCGTTTTTGGCAACTATAAAACCTTGTTCAGACATAAATTTATATTGATCACTAGGTTTTAATACTGGTTTTATTAGTTCATATGCTACAAAATCAACATGATTTAACTTTTCGGCAGAAGGAGATTTTGAATTTATTACACCCGAAACAAAATTACGTGAATTAGCAAAGTCAGCACCGTAATATACCTTAAATATATCTTTCCGAATTATAAACTCTCCTCTTACAACAATATTAGATGCTATCTTACTTGGTTCTGGCATATTAAGCTTACCTATAAATTTTGATACGTCTTGTCCAACCTTTCCATTCCCTCTAGTATATAATTTTGCTTCATCATTCTCTGTTGAATATAAACCACTTACACCGTCTAATTTTGTAGATAATACATATGGTCCCGAATAATCTTTTTTCCAATTATCTATGGCATTTGTATCTGGTTTTATTTTATCCATAGAACCCATAAAATAAGGTAATTTTACTTTATCTACCTTTACATCAGCACCTATTACAGTTGATTCAATATTTTTTGGATATTTAACTTCCATATACTCTTTAATTATATCATATTCATTATCAGTAATTAATGGATCATCATTATAATAACTATCACGTGATGCCTCCAAAATATTCTGAAGTGTTTTTTCCCTCATTTTTTTTAATACTTCAGCACCTTCTGTTCTAAAGCTTTTAATATATTTCATAACTGTAGCATTCGCTTTATTTTTTAAAGTTTTTTTATTTTCCTTTTCTCCAGAACCTTTCATACGCTTTATAGTTATCTTATCTTTAAATTTTTGTAAATATCTTTTTGTTTTTAACTTTATTCTTTTAATTCTTCTTTTTCGTGTTTTCATTAATATATATATTAATAATATTAATTAAAACTTATTGTCTTCTTTTAAGTGTCCTTTTCTTTCGTGTTCTTCTAAACTTTCTTCCACCACTTTGACCTTGAGGTTGCGAAGGTGCTGCTTTTGGTTGTGCATCAGTTTTTGAACTTTGAACCTGACCCATAACATATAATCCACCTATTAAAGCGGCAATAGCCATAAAATAAGGGTTAGTTGGAGATACAATATATCCACCACGTTGACGGCTTCTAAGTTTTCTAGTTTTTTTATTCATATATAATAAAAATATTATTATTTATGAATTTATTTATGAAGTATATGTGTGTTTACTCCTCTCCCTCGTCTACAGTTACCTCTTGGGTAGCTGCTGGCTTTTGTCCTCCTCCTTGACGACGAGGACCAGCACGACGAGCGCGACCACGACCTGCTCCACCACGAGCTGGTTGTTGTCCAGATGCTGAAGATGCTGAAGCAGGGGGGCGAGGACGAGCTCTCTGATTTGCAAGACGAGTCTCACACATCAACTTACCACCCTCGCCCAAACCACCTACTGTCTCTACCTGATACTCATGCTTATCAGACTGAGACTTTCCAATCTGGAAACCAACATACTCACCTTGAACAAGGTACTTGTACATACGATCAGCAACGTTAATCGCCGAATGATGAACAAAAACATCCTCACCCTTTCTATCACCCTCCATTACCGTAATGTAACCGAAACCAGCCTTAGCGTTAAACCACTTTACTTGACCTAGGAAATTGTCACCTTGACTTGCGCTTTGTGCAGGAGCTGAACTGTAACTCATACTTATTATACAATATAGTATTGTCTTTAAACTATTTACAATAATATATCATTAGAAATTTGCTATATTAGTTTTTTATGATTATATATATATGTCTAAAATTCAATTCATTCATAAAAATAATGATAAAACCATGTTTCAAGAATTTTCTAAAAAAATTATCTCGTCAGGTACTAGATCATATTGTTTGTCAAAAATAAAAAAAGACTTTCTAGTTGAAAGTTTAGAAAGTGCTGATTATTTATTTGTTAATACATTTAGGGAACAAATCAGGGGGTTCGCAGCAGTATATCATGATAATTATGACGGAAAACATTTACATATTAGTTTAATTTGTAATGCTAAAACACATCGTATGGCTACTCGTAAAAATAAAAATATTACTAAGTTAGCTGGTAAAAATATTATTGAAGCTGTTCTTAAATATGGTAAGCAAATTAAGGTCAAAGACGTTAGATTAGACGCTATTAAAGAAGTTATTCCATATTATTATAATCTTGGTTTTAGATTTGAAAATTCACGAAATAATACTGATACTGAAAAAACACTTGTCAAAGAACTACAAAACGCATATAATAATAATAACAAACCAGCACAAAAAAAAGCACTTGAAAAAATTGTACTCAAATTTTATAAAGGTTATTTTAATGAAAAAATGCAACATGATATGGGTAAAGACACAGACGGAAGAATCGAATATGCTATGGACTTTGGTATTCCCATGAAATTTGTATTCAAAACTACTAGTATTTGTAAAGGTAAATCCATTAAAAACCCTAACAGATGTCGTAAATATAAAACATGTAAAGTTGTTCATGGTAAAAAAAGAACATATTGTCGTACAATTAAAAATACTATAAAAAAATAGAAAATAATTATATAATTGTTATTCAATTATTATATAATTAATTACCAAACATTTTATTTAATGGAGAACATCCTTTATCAAATGATGCGCTGTATTCTATTGATATCGGTTGCGTACTTGTGGAATTCATATATGTAAATACCCATGACAAACTTCCCTCGTTTGCTTCTTGCATACAATCATATATTTTTCCTTCGAATTGGGCAAAAATACCACTATTGATTGAATGATTTTGCGGAAAAATATTTAATGGTTCATTTCCATAACCTCCCAAATGTTTTGCTAGTATATGTCCAGCATCACAATTTGAGTAACCATCGTCTTCTAACATACGTGAATATTTACGAGTGCAATCTGTAGTATCTGTTCCTTTTCCTAATGACTCGGGTAACAGTGTAGCTTTCGCTTCTGATACTACCACATAATCTCCATGCTGAATATATGTATATGTCATATCCGCATATCCGTCACCCATCGTTAATTTATTTATACCCACTTCAGGACAAGGTACAGTTGTGCATACACAATAATTACTACTTACCGCGCTAAATAATCCCGCCAGCAAAACCGCAAAAAAAGAACGCATTAATATATAATTATATTTTTATTAATCTGTATTATTTGTCTCTCTTACTGGCGTTGCCCTAGCTATATTTTTTAACACTTTCTTTATCTTCTTATCCTCCTCTTGGCTAAAAGAACATTGAATTATGTTATGCCATTCCGTACTCTTTTCCGAATGAGCTAATGCCGCCTGAGGATTCTCTTGTAACCATTTTGGCATCTGCTTAAAATTCTTTTTCTCCAAAGTTTTCACCGCTCTCTCTACTTTACTATTATCCTTCTCCCAGATATCATTATCTTTTATATAAAGTACTTCTCTTTTAATGTCCGAACAATGAATAGGTCTTTTATTCTTTTCTAAGTTATTTAATTCTGTTATTATTAAATTTGACATTCCTTCAACATATCCCAATTTTCCCATATTCTCCAAATCCTTTAATTGAACTTGTATTGAATCTACAAAATCTGTTAAATTCAAAGCATCTTTACATGTCTCATTTAAATACACATTCAAATTAAAGTTATTTACTATATTTGTTGTTGGTGGTGGTTGATTCTTAACCGCCTCTATTGCCTCTGTCATTAAATCTTTCATCTCTTCTTGATTTTTTAATAAACTTTCTATTATTTTATCTTTCTCTGCTAACTTATCATTTTCACTATTTTTCATGCTTACTTCTTCACTTAGGGGTTCTATTATAATACATTTTTGTTTATGATTCCATAATGAACTTTGGTGTTTATAAGTTTTTCCACAATCACATTTAAAATCTTTGACAATTGGCGAGTTTTCGGTAGTATTACTTCGTAATTTATGTTTTCTAGTGCTTAAATGTTTTGTATAATCACTTTTCTTACATGTAGTATAGTCACAAGCTATACATTTATATTCTCTTGAGATTTTTTGCGACATTTTTTTCGTATATATAATACGAAGAAAAAATCTCTAAATCCTTTCAATTACTGTTTAATTTTAATTTTATTTCGTATAACATTTGTAATATATCTTCTTGATTTTTCAATAAATTCTCTATTCTTCTTTCAATCAAAATATCTTTTTCTTCTTTTTCTTCTTTTTTTTCTTCTTTTATACTACAGTTCTTTTTATGGTTACATAGCGAACTTTGGTGTTTATAAGTTTTCCCACAAAGACAATTAAAAGTTTTTCTTTCGGATGATGATTCATTATCACATCGTAGTTTATGTTTATTAGTAGTTAAATGTTTTTCATAATTACTTTTTTTATAACATATAAATTCACATTTTTCACATTCGAAAATTTTTTGTTCTGGCCAAGTTCCAAAACAATTATTTTGATGTTTTTTAGTGAAGCAATGTCTTTGATAATCCTTATCATTATTTGTACTGAAATCGGGGCACTCTGTGCAAACTATTTTGTATTTCAACATATTATATATATTCCTAAATATTTTTAAATAAATTTTCCGTATATTTATTTATTCCTAAATATTTTCATCTTTCTCTTTTTGTAATTTTTCTTTTCTTTTCAAATATGCGCGTCTTCTATATTCCTTTAATTTATCAGGGTTTTCTTCTTTTAGTTTTTGTAAATAATTGGCACCAGTTTCAATAACCTTTTCTTTATTTTTTTCATAATATTTCTTGTGATTTTTACCACGTGTATATTTTTTTAATCGTTCTTCAAGCTCGATAACCTTATTTTTTAACATTTTATTTTCTTCTATGAGTTCATCCATTAGTATATATATATAAAAATGTTTATATATTTTTATTATAAATTTTTTTTCGGAAAAATTATGCCCTTATTTTCAAAAATGGACAAAAATGAGAGAGCGACGAATATTTCGTCGTTTTTCGTATTTGTCGCACGAAAAAAACTCTCTTTTGTCGTTTTTTTCAATTTTTGTCCAAAAAATCAAGCCTTTCTTAAAAAAGTGATTTTGCTAGAGAATGCTCTTATTTTCAAAAAAAAATATATTATTTTGTTATTGAGAAATTTTTTTTGTTGGATTCTATTTTAAGATTTGGAAAATGGACAAAATAAAAATGTCCATTTTTGAAAATCTCTAGAACTTTTCCCACAAAATTTTTTTCTTTAAGTAGGTTATAAATATATATTTAATTTGGTAATAAAGAATATATAGCATTATAATTTCTACCTTGTTTATTATAATCAAGACCATAACCAATAACAAATTTATCATCAATATGTTTACCGATATATTTAACATCTAAATTAGGAATACATTTGGTTTCTTTATATAAACATGTACATACTTCAATAGATTCGGGATTTTGTAACTTAAATGTTTCTAAGAGTTTAGAGATAGTTAAACCAGTATCAATAATATCTTCAACAATAATAACATTTTTACCTGAAATATCTTCGGTTAAACCGATAATATCAACAACATTACCAGTAGTTTTAGTGCCACTATAAGAAGAAACTTTGATAAAGTGAACTTCTAATGGAATATTAATTTTTTTAACGATATCGGATAAAAACATAAATGATCCATTTAAAACTCCAATAATAATAAGTGGGTTCTGAGAAGATACAATATTCGCATAATCAGAATTAATTTGAGTAGCAGTTTCATGAACAATAGTATCAATTTCATATTGACTAATATATTGTTCAAATACAAGGTCGTTTACTTTAACAACAGAGTTAGAAAAGTTCATATAAATATTAGATTATATAAAATATTTATATGAAATGCGTATTTATATATTTAAAAAATTAACACATATTAATAAATAATGAGTAGTCGAGCGATGGCATCTGCGAAAAATAGACGTACAAGTCCATATATAAATGGAAATCCAACAACTCAATCCCCACAACCTATGAATAGACCATTAAGTGCTAGTCAACGAATGTCTCAAATACAAGGTAATACACCTAAAAGGGGTCAAGTACCTCAATTACGAGGTCAGGTGCGAGGAACGCCGCCTCCTCCTATTCCAACACGAGGAATGCCCCCTCCTACTCCAGTATCAAGACAAAATCAAGAACAATCACCAAACAATATTAATGATAATAGACGAAGGGAACTGTCAATTCCAGAAGCATTTGCGATGCTAAATAGAAAAGTAAAAAATTTAGAAGAAATAATGAATGTTAATGGAATAGAATTAGATAGTTTCAATACATCGTCTGGAAATATAGATGAGAAACTAATATTGTTGCGTCATGAAATAGAAGATATAATCTCAGAGCGTTCACCAAATGTGAGTGATATATTAACACAGATGAATGTGTTAAAGGAAGAGAAGGATAATGAAATAATACAATTAAGATCAACAATAGATGAATTAACAAATGAATTAAGAGACTTTAAAAATAGATTCGACTGTGAAGAGTTATCGACAACAGGTTTAATGTATAATGATGATGGAGAATTATCTTCTCTCGTTGATGACGAAAACACTGGTGAAAATGTAGAGATGGAGATATCCGAAAAGAGTGTAATTCATAATTCTGAGGAAGAAGAAATAAGTGATGAAGGAGAGAAAGAAATAATAAATGATGAAGGATCAGAAGGAGAAAAAGTAACAGAAGGAGAAAAAGTAACAGAAGAAGAAAAAGTAACAGAAGAAGAAAATATATCACAAACAGTAACTGAATAAAAAGTGTTGAAACTATATCTGTACCAATAATACATAATTTCGAAATAAATTCGCCATATAATTAATAATAATAGATTTATATTTATCATTATTATCATTATAATGTTTTTGTAAATCAATAAATAATGCAAGTGTATACTTTAAAATAAAAGTAATAATAAATCTTAATCTGAATAAGATATGGTCATAAAATGACCAGTTATTAATATAACTACAAAGTTCAGTTTTATCTCCAGTAGTATAAAATTGATGTATATCAATAATACCATGTAATATTTTATACATAGAATTCTTAGAAGAGACATTAATAGCAGTAAACAACTTTTTATAGGTAGTTAAGTTAATAAATAAAACTTTATTATCTTCGTAAAAAGGTTTAGGAATACAAGAATCACACTTATTATTCATAGATAAATTCCCATTAATAAGTAGTGGTAAAAATGTAGAATAACGCAGTTTCAAATACAAATCTTTGTTTGATGAATAATTATAAGTACAAATATCACATTTTTGATTAATATCATAATAAGCAATATAGAGACGATTATTAAATTTAGTATAAAAATCATTAGATTGATTATAAATAAATGTTTTTAACATTTTACTGCATTTTTTTAAATTTAGATTACAAATGATATCATTTCTACTATTAGAATAAATATCATCATATAATTCTAAAGTATCACATATATATGTAAATCCACAAACAGCACCAATACTACTTCCCGAAATTTTTCTAATTTTGATATACCCTTTTTTTTCAAGTTCTTTCAAATATAATAAACAACCGATTAAATATCCTCCATTAACAGCACCGCTGTCAAGAACAATATCAATTAATTCAGGTTGAGTAGGAGGAGCAATATCAATATTATTAATTAATTCATCCAATAATTTAGTTTTTAACATTTATAATTAAAATTGAAAATAATTTTAAGGTTTAAACATTAATAAAATAAAGATGCAGATTAAGTTAGTTGATGAACAGAAGTGTGTAAATTTTGTAAATGTATTTCAGTATTTGAAATTGTTTACAACAAACATAAATATACACATAAGTAGTGAAAGAATGTACATACAAGGTATGGATCCATCACATGTAAGTATATATGAATTAAATTTAATGTCAAATTGGTTTGATGAATATAATGTAGAAAGTGATGATTTAATAGGAGTAAATAGTGGAATATTGTTTAAAATACTAAATGCTCGAGGACAAGGACAGACAATATGTATGCACAGACAAGATGATAGTTTTGAATTAGATTTAACATCAAATGAAACAAATAAGGAAAATTTCAATAAATATTTCAAAGTACCGATGATAGATATAGATGAAGAAATGATGGAAATACCCGATAATGATTATCAATTAAATATTTCTATGCAATCGAAGACATTTAAATCAATAATAGATCAACTATCTGGATTTGGAGATACAATAGATGTAATATATAAGGAAGATAAAATATATTTAAAATCAGAATCAACAGAAGAGGGTGAGATGAAGATAGAGATATCTTTAGACGATTTGGATAATTGTGAAGTAGAGGAAGATTTAGATATGAAGAAATCTTATGCTTCACGATATATGCATATGTTTACTCAATTTCAAAAAATATCAAAAGAAATATATATATCATTTCATAATGATTTACCAGTAAAAGTAATATATAAGATGGATGAAGGTGATAATAATTTCATACAATTCTATTTAGCTCCAAAAATATCTGATGACGATTAATAATTGCAAATAATACGTCAAAAGAAAATAAAATAAATATGAAAAATATATTAATGCCATATCTATTAGAGTTAATAATTTTTTTAATAGTATTGTTTTTGTATATTCATGTAAATTATCACATAAAAACAAGTAACGATCCCGAAATATATGAATATAATGAAACATCAAAAGAAAAATTAGAAGAAATGTGTGATTTAAAACAACCAGTAATAATTTGCAGAGATATATTAGATCTGAATATAAAAAATTTACCAATAAATAACATATACAAAGATTATGATATATTAATAAGAGATGTAGAAGAAGAAGAATTGGATAAATTATTACATCTACCCTTAAACTATGAAGATAGTGAAAAGTTATTTAATAATGATGATAAAGGCCAATATATATCAGAACAAAATGAAAACTTTATAAAAGAAACAGGACTAATAAAAATAATCCAAAACAAAGATAAATTTTTTAGACCTCCTTTACATTCAAACTGTTTTTATGATATATTAATGGGTTCAAATAATAGTCATACACCTTTGAGATATGAGATAAATTATAGAAATTACATATATGTATCAAGTGGTACATGTAAAATAAAAATGATAGCACCTGATAATATTCAAAATTTATACCCAATAATGGATTATGTAAATTTCGAATTTAGAAGTAGTATAAATCCATGGAAAGTTCAAAGTGAGTTTGCGAATGAATTTAGACGAATTAAAGTAATAGATATAGAATTACAAGAAGGCCAAACATTATTTGTACCAGCTTATTGGTTTTATAGCATAAAATTCAATAATAGTACAAAATTAATAACTATGAAATATAGAAACTATTTCAATATAGTATCAATAGTACCATATTTAGGTATGCATTATTTAAAAATTCAGAATATAAAAAAGGATAAATACAATAAATTTAAAGTAAATATATCAAATGATGTGACAAATGACGAGACAAATGACGAGACAAATGACGAGACAAATGACGAGACAAATAATGACGAAAATATAGAATTAGAAATAACAGAGCGCAATAAATAATTTAGAAAACTACTTAATAAAATATACTATTATATTTTATTAAATGATTAATATAGGTATTAATGGTTTTGGAAGAATAGGTAAATCATTATTACTTCAATCATTAACTATACCAAATATAAAAGTATGCACAATAAATAATCCTTATTTTGACATAAAAACATTAACTAGCTACTTGCTTCATGATAGTTGTCACAAAATGAGTTTAAGACCAAGAGATATTTATCACCTAAATAATAATACAGTATTTATAAAGGGACAAAAAATATGTATTATGAATAAATTAAACAAAGATTTAGAAGGTAAAAAAATATGGAATCCATATACACCAAATGATATAAAATATTTAATCGATACGACAGGAAATGTATTGACAACAGATAACGCCCAAATGCATAATGTTCCATATTTTATAATGTGTGCCCCACCAGAAGATAAAACCCCCCAATTTATATTTAACGGAAACCATGAAAAATATAATGGTGAAAGAATAATAAGCAATTCTTCGTCAACAACAAACGCATTAGTACCTCTTTTAAAAATATTTGATGAAACAGTAGGTGTAGATAAAGTAAATTTTATAACGGTGCATTCATCGACATCATCACAAAATGTAACAGATAATGCAGATATAAAATCAAGAATACATAGAAGTATAATAAACAATATAATACCCTACAAAACAGGTGCTAGTATATCAACCGAAGTAATAATGCCAAAATTAGAAGGAAAGGTATTTGGTACATCAGTACGAGTACCAACTAATAACGTAAGTATGATAAATGTAACAGTACATTTTGAAATGGCTATAAATATTTATGAGATGTTGTCATTATTACGTCCCCATAATAACAATTCAATAATAATAAATGAAGATCCTTATGTAGTAAGTAGTGATTTCATTACAACAGAGATACCAACAATAATTGATTTACCATTAATAGTTAAAATAAGTGAATATGAATATAATTTTACAATATGGTATGATAATGAATGGTCATATTCAACCCAAATTTTAAAACTGATAAAACATTTAGAGAAAATAAATATATAAAATAATATAAAAAAAATTTCGTATGTATAATTATAATGAGATTCACGGGAATTATTTTTTTGTTGTTTTCAGCGGTAGCAAATGCAAATCTTTTTGATAGATTTGAGAATTGGTTACATGAGCATGGATATCATAAGGATGAAACACGTTATGATATGTTTGAAAATTGGAGATTGAATGATGAATATATAAATGATGTAAATAGTCGAAACTTGACTTACACATTAGGTCACAATAAGTACTCTGGTATGTCAAGTGATGAATTTGGGGAATTTATGGGATTTAGAAGAAATAGTGAACTTTTACAATCAAGAGAATCAAATTTAAGAAAGGAACTAGACATTAGTTATGGAGACAGCATTAACTGGGTAGAGAAGGGTGCAGTAACTCCTGTAAAGGATCAAGGACAATGTGGTTCTTGTTGGAGTTTTTCAACCACAGGTGCGCTCGAGGGTATTTACTATATTGAAAATAAAGATTTGGTTTCATTTTCGGAGCAAGAATTAGTAGACTGTGATAAGTTAGGAAATGGTGGAAAAGATCATGGATGTAATGGAGGATTGATGGATAATGCTTTTTCATGGATTATTGACCATAAAGGTTTATGTAGTGAAAAAGATTATTCTTATTTTTCAGGAACAACAAAAGATAGAGGTGAATGTAAATCAAGTGAATGTACAAATGTTAAGGGAAGTGACATAAAACATTTTAATGATGTACCACCAAGTTCAGATGATGCGATGATGACAGCGTTGTATCAACAACCAGTATCAATTGCAATTCAAGCAGACCAGAAGGATTTTCAACTATATAAATCTGGTGTATTTACTTCATCATGTGGAACAAATTTAGATCATGGTGTATTGGCAGTAGGATACGGAAGTGAAGGAGGTGAGGACTATTATTTAGTAAAGAATTCATGGAGTAGTACTTGGGGTGATGGTGGTTACATTAAATTGGGCAGAGGAAAACAGTATAATAATGGCAAAGGACAATGTGGTATGTTACTTCAAGCAAGTTACCCCTCTTATTAAACCTTTAACCCGTCGGACATTTAAAATGTCCTATTAAAATAATATATATATTATAACTATGACTAATTATATAAGTGGTGATACAATTACAACAGACATAAGTACAATACAATTTTTTCCTATTAACTACTTTAATAAATTCATAAAGACGTTTACATCAAATAATAATTTAATTCACTCTATGGAAAATAATAAAATTAGCAGTCCATTAATCTTTATTACAAAGATAGAGTATCTTGATGATTTTTATGAAAAAATTGTGAAATCATTAAATACTAAATTTGTTTTAATAACTCATTATGGGGATATGGAAGCTGGCTTACACAATAAAATTTTAAATCATCCATTATTAATAAAATGGTATGGTCAGAATATGTGTATTATTTCTGATAAAACATTACCTATTCCAATAGGTTTAGAAAATAATTATTGGAAGCGAACAAATATTCATACAATTAAACAACATTCCAGTAATTCAAAGATAAACTTATTATATCTAAATTTCTCATTAAATACAAATCCAAATCGTTCAAAAATCATGGATATTTTATTACAGAAAGGCTTTAATAAAAATAAAAAGTTAGATTGGGATCATTATATTGAGGATCTATCCAGTCATAAATTTTGTATATCACCAAAAGGTAATGGTGTTGATTGTCATAGAACTTGGGAATGCTTGTACTTAGGTGTTATTCCTATTGTTGAAAAATCTCCACATATGAGTTACTTTCATGATTTACCCATTTTATTTGTTGATAGTTATGATGATATTTCAATTCAATATTTAAATCAAATATATAAAGATTTTAAACATAAGTCATTTAATATGGATAAACTATCTCTCTCTTATTGGAATAGAAAAATTAGGGAACATTTTAAATGTCCAACGGGTTAAATGATAAAGTGTAATAAATATAATAAAAAATTTAATTAAAATTTTTATTATATAAAATATTACCTGATAAAAAATATATTTATTATATAAATTAATGAATAATTTATCACCAGTAAAATTACCCATATATGTTTCAATAACAAGTATATACAAAAATCAAAATCCATTATATGAAACTTTGAAGAGTATACTAATACAAACTATACCACCAGATAAAATTTTTATATATTTATCAGAAGAACCATATATATTAGATGATGGTTTTATAGATAAAAAAATAACAGATAACAACTTATTAAATTTAATTAATAATACTCCAAATATTGAATTAAATTGGGTAAAAAATATTGGTTCTTATCGTAAATTATTACCATTATTAAAGGATAAATGGAAAGAAGACTGTATAATAATAACATTTGATGATGATACGATATATAACAATAATTTAATAAAAAATTTAATAAATGATTACAATAATAATAAGTGTGTAATTGGTTATAGTGGGTTTACACCAACTTTCAGAGAGTTTAAAGATTTTAATTATCTCAAACGTGGACTTACACACAACGTATCATTATATAATTTTTTAACAGGAAAAGGGGGTATTTTATATAAACCAGATTTTTTTCATAAAACAGAAAATTTGATATTTAACGAAGAAATATTTTTAAATACATGCGATAAACAAGATGATGTATGGTTTTATTTAATACGAATATTAAACAATATAAAATGTTATTTATCTCAAAAAGATTGGTTATCAAAAAATATAATAACTCGTGGTTTATATGATAATTATAATTCAAAAAATAATAATAATACTATAGCATTTAAAAATACAATACTTAAATTAAGTGAATTAGGTTATAAGTTTATATAAAAATATAGTATACATCATGATAATCGCCAATACATCATTATCAAAAATAATTGAAATATTATTTTAAAAATATATAGAACAAAAAACATAATATATAATATGGAAAATCAGTATCGAATATACATAGAAAATAGGGAATATACCGAATATAGTTTTGTAAATGCGGTATCATTAGATGATTCAGATAATCCAGGTGTAGACCCAATAAAGGATAAGTTGTTTAGTGGAGACGTATTTTCTATAGATGAGTGTAAAAATATGAAATTATTACACTCAACAGTTCATTCAGTAGAAAGTATGCCAGGTGTATTGGTTCTAGATCAAAACAAGACATTCGGAAAACTAAATGGAAAAAACTTATACAAATGTATACCAGATGATCGTAGATTACCAGTATTTTTGGTACCATATGAAATAAAGAGAATGGGGTTTAAAAAAAAAATGGTAAACAAGTATGTGACATTTGAGTATTCAAACTGGAATAGTAAACATCCATATGGTAAAATAAAACAAAATATAGGAAATGTAGATCAATTGGATAATTTTTATGAATATCAATTATATTGTAAAAGCCTAAATGCTTCAATACAAGGTTTTAATCGTGCAACATCAAACGCTCTAAAAAGTAAATCTCATTTGGAATTTATAGATTTGATACGAGTGAAATACCCCAATTTAGAAGATCGTACAGGAGAGAATATATTTACAATAGATGGTGAAGGTTGTGAAGATTATGACGATGCAATAGGATTTAAAAAAATAGACAACAGAACAATAATAAGTATCTACATATCAAATGTAACATTATGGATGGAATTATTAGGATTATGGAAATCGTTTTCAAGACGTATATCAACAATATATTTACCAGATAGAAAAAGACCTATGTTACCGACAGTATTATCAGATTGTTTATGTAGTCTTCAAGAGAAACAAGTAAGATTTGCTTTTGCGATAGATATCGAGATAATAGAAAACATAATAACAAATATATCATTTAAAAATTGTTCAATAAAGGTAGTGAAAAATTATCGATATGAAGAAGATAGTCTATTATACATGAAAGATTACAATTTATTGAAAAATATGGTATGGGAACTAAATCGACGAAATAAATACACAAGTGATATAACAAATAGTTATGATGTAATTACATATTTAATGATATTAATGAATTATGAATGTGGAAAGGAAATGATAAAAAATAATAATGGAGTATTTAGATCGGCAGCTTTTGGTAAAGAGACTATAATACCGAATGATATACCCGAAGATGTAACAAAATTCTTAAAAATATGGAATAGTTCATGTGGGCAATATAGCACAGATTACTCAAAAAAACATGAATTGTTAGATTTGGAGTCTTATATACATATAACATCACCTATACGACGATTGGTAGATTTATTAAATATGATTCAATTCCAAATAAATAATAAGATGTTAGAATTATCAAGTGATGCAGTAGAGTTCTATAATCAGTGGATATCAGAACTAGATTATGTAAATGTAACGATGAGGGCAATTCGTAAAATACAAATAGATTGTAATATGTTACATATGTGTTTTACAAATCCAGAGGTAATAGAAAAGACATATAATGGATATGTATTTGACAAAATACAAAGAAATGATGGTTTATATCAATATATAGTATATTTACCAGAATTAAAAATGGCATCAAGAATAACAGTAAGAAGTGAGGTAGAAAATTTCAAAAGACGAGAATTTCAAATATATTTATTTATGGATCAGAATAAATTAAAACAAAAGATACGACTACAAATGTTAGAATAAATTATTACAACAAGACGCAACTCGTTGAAAGAAAGGAATGTGTTCAATAAAGAAAACACGTTCTTTTGAAATAATATTATATGTATACATAGGAATTTGGATGCCGTTATCGAGTAATGCAATTTTATGAAAGATAGTACCCTTATATAGAGTCATTTTTGGATATATATGTACAATTTTATATTTATTAGTAGTGTCAGTTACTAATAAATCCCCAATATACTTTTTAATATATATAACATCGCCGTTATAAAACATATTATATAATAATATAATATATGTTAGTAATATTACTATTAATATTTTTAATGGGTATAACAAATGCATATGACGAAAGTATATCAAAACATGCTGTGAATTTAGCACAAGCATCATATAGTGTATCAGCAGTAGATGAATGGGATTGTATGACATGTGATACATCAATAATATTGACAAATATAGTAGAGAAGGAAGGTTTACGGTCATTACAAGGGTATGATAATATGCTAAATAGCATATTTATATCTTTTAGAGGGTCGTCGAATATGGAGAACTGGATAGATAATATACAAGTAAAAAAGATAACACCATATGAAGACCAAAATATAGAAGTAGCGAAGGGATTCTATAAAGAATATACAAATTCAAAGGAGATATTGATGGAAAATTTATCATATTTATCAAAAAAATATAACACGAATAGTGTGTTTCTAACAGGGCATTCTGCTGGTGCAGCGATGGCAACTTTGGCGGCGTATGATATATTATCGGATTACAAAAAGTATGATTTAAAATATTTAATAACTTTTGGTTCTCCACGAGTAGGAAATAAAAATTTTGCCGAATATTTCAATAAATATTCGTTTACAACATATAGAGTAACACATTATTATGATATGGTACCGCATGTACCTGAGGAAATACTAGGATTTACACATTTATCAAATGAGATATGGTATAATGAAGAGAATACAGAATATAAAATATGTAATGATTTGTACGAAGAAGATAGTAATTGTTCGAATTCATGTAGTCCAATACACTGTACAAGTACATCAGATCATATGTACTATTTAAATGTAACGATAGGTAATAAAAATTAATATTAATAAAACAGTATTAAATATATAATAATAGAATAAAGTATGTCTGAAGAATCCCAATATTTAGGATTAATTAAAGAGATTTTGGATGATGGTACTGTAACATCTAGTAGAAATGGTGAAACAAAATCAATATTTGGTCACATGAGTAAATATAATTTAAAGAATAATGTACTTCCATTATTAACATCAAAAAAGGTGGCATGGAAGACGTGTTTAAAAGAGCTGTTATGGTTTATATCTGGTTCAACAGATAATGGAGAACTTCAAAAGGTAAATGTAAAGATTTGGAATGCAAATGCTAGTAGAGATTTTAAGATGAAGAGTGGTTTAGATTATAAAGATGAGAACGATTTAGGTCCAGTATATGGTCATCAGTGGAGACATTTCAACGCTGAATATACTGATTGTCATACAGATTATTCAGGAAAAGGTGTAGACCAGTTAGAGTATATAATAAAAAAATTGAAAGATCCAAATGAGAGAACAAGCAGAAGATTAATATTATCTGCTTGGAATCCATGTCAACTGGAAGAGATGGCTTTACCTCCATGCCATGCTTTTGTACAATTTAATGTAGTGAATGATGATGAGTTAGAATGTTGTTTATATCAAAGAAGTGGAGATGTAGGACTAGGTGTACCGTTTAATATAGCAAGTTATTCTTTTTTAACGCATTTATTAGCACACCATTGTGGATTAAAAGCCAAAAAGTTTGTACATGTAATAGGTAATGCTCATATATATAAGGAACATTATGATGCGTTACAAGAACAATTTGTGAGAGGTTCATGTGCTATGTATGTATTTCCTACATTAAAAATAAAAAATAAATATAATAGTATAGATGAATATAAGTTTGAAGATTTTGAAGTAGAAAATTATAATCACCTTGAACCAGTAAAAATGAAGATGATAGCATAGTAAAAAAATATAAATTATATGAAAATATTATTGTATAATTTATGTGAATTAGTTATTGAAAGTATTTTAAGTACATTTGTTCATAGATGTACAGTAAATCATATATCTTTTTATAGTACCTTTAAATAATAGTTTTAATGGTGGAAACCAGCCACAAATAATGTCGGTTGCTTTTAACAAATCAGGATCATTAATAACGATAGTAATAGATTTAAAAAAGAAATCATCATTTTCCCAATATTTACGGTCTTTTGCTGGTTCAATATAGTTATATTGTTTAGCTTGTTCAATTAATTCATTAAGTGTTCTGGCCATATATATATATATAGGTGTATTGATAATTTATAATTTATACGTATAACGATTGATTTGTAGCTATATATTTTAATGTCATGTCGGGAATTTGTTTAATTTTACTCAATAAATTCATATTGTTTGTAATCTCACAAACATTTTCAAACTCAGCAGCAATATTATTAATTTTTAAGAGTGCTTTAATAAATTCTCCTAAAAATATATTTTTTTCACTTTTAGCTTCATCAATAATTTTTTTAGCAGATTTTTCATTATTTACTTCAGAAGCCCAAATATATGAATATCTAACAAAATCATATTGTAATTCAAAATTTTCCGCAGCACCATACAAGTTAAAAGAAACTTCATTATCAGAGTATTCTTTAATTCTCTGAGTAGCATAGTCAACCGCATTTTTAACATTTAAATAGTCTTCAGTACAATTAAAATCTTTATAATCGTCAGAAACTTTAAGATTAGAGAAACAACTAAAGAATGCAATTAATTCGGGTGTAGTCATATTATCAAAATGTCCTAATTCATATAAATCAGAAGCGAGTAAACAGTGTATTTCATGGACATGTGAAGCAATATCTCCTTTTGTAGATAAAGAATAAATACCATCGTTTTCCAAAATACAACCGTTGTTTTTTAATATATATAACAAATTTGAAACATTATTTTTAACGTAAGAGTTAGTATCTTCCATAGATTTTTGTGAACTTTGTAAATCAGAGTTCAACATTTTTAGTTTATCAATTTGTTTGATATGTTCTTTAATTTGAGGGTATGCATTTTCCAAAGTAGTGATATTGTGTTGTAATTTTTGTCTTTTTTTACTTTGGTGTGCAGTAGTTAGTTCATTTGTGATAGTATAATATTGTTGTAGTAAGTCAGTATTAATATTCATAGAATCAGTAATTTCTTGTTGTTTTTTAATTTGACCATTAAGACAGGATATTTTATGTTTAAATCCAGAAATTTGAGATTGAATTTGTTCATTTAACATACTTTTTTGAATAAATTCACAAAATGACATGTTACCAACAGAAATAAGATTTAATAGAAGTCCGTATGTGAATTTAAACTTAGATTTAAGGACTTGTGGAACACCTGATAAAATTTTTTTATAATCGTTAAGTAAAGGCATACCAGCGTCTTTAATTAAATTACCACAGTGGATAACATGTCCAATAGTATCGAGACCTCTTCTGCCTGCTCTTCCAGCCATTTGTGTATATTCGTGTGCATATAGATCACGATGTCCATCGGAAGTAATTTTATTCATAGATGTAAATATAACGGTTTTGGTAGGCATATTTAATCCAACAGCGAATGTTTCAGTAGCGAATAAGACTTTAATATAACCTTTACCGAATAATAACTCAACCATTTCACGTAATATAGGCATGATACCAGCGTGGTGAATAGCAATACCTTTTTCAAGTAATGAGACCAATTCATGATATTCAGGTAAATTAAGATATTCATGAGCATTAGGTAGTCGTCTAATAATTTTTTCACAATCATTTCTAATAACAGAAGGGATATGTGCATCATCATAACCGAATAAATTAACACTAATCATTTTCGCATATTTTTCAACTCTATATCGTGAGAATACAAAACATATAGCAGGTAACATTTCATTTTTATATAAATAACGGATAAGATTATTAAGAATAAGATTAGGTTTAATGGTAACATTTTTACTGGAAAATAGCTCAAGATTTTTTTTAATCATATTATAATTAGAGTCCATAAATTGTTCTCCTTGTTTTTTGAGGACGTGTGGTTTATTTAAAATTCCTTTAATTTGTTTTTCCTTATCTTTATCCTTTAAGATTTTAAATATAGATGTATTGGTATCAATATAGATATAATGATTTAGAGGTACAACTCTAAAATCAGTATTAGCAAGATAAACGATTTTATCAGAACGGTGTCTATTTTCACACCATTCAGCAAATTGAAGAGGCTTATCAATTGTAGCAGATAACATAACCATTTGAACATGTTGAGGTAACATAAGTATAGATTCTTCCCATACTTTACCTCTATCAGCATCATTAATATAATGTATTTCATCAAATATAACACAAGCTAATTCATTTTGAATATCCATATCAAAATGAAGTTTAGAAGTAGTAACAATATCTCTTTGTTTGAGATAAAGGGTGTTTTGTAAAATTTCAGTTGTCATAATAAGAACATCAGCTTCTGGATTAGTTTTAATATCCCCAGTTAAAATACCAAAAGAGATATGTGGAAATTTTTGTGAAAATTCATAAAATTTTTGATTACTAAGAGCTTTAATGGGACTGGTATAGATAACTTTTTTCCCTTTGGAAACGAAATAATCGATAGCGAATTCAGCAGGTAATGTTTTTCCTGAACCTGTGTGAGCAGTAACCAAAACATGGTGTCCTTCCACAGTAGATTCAATAGCATATTTTTGAAAATCACTTAATGGGAATGAGAATTTAGAAAAGTATTCTTTATATTTTTCTTCACTAGTGGTAGGGAATTGTTTATCACAAAGTTTCACCATAACTAATATATAACATATTAACGATTGTTTAAATTTAAATCAATTTTAAATTATAATATTGTGTAATGTAATTATATATATATAATGAAATTAAGTAATCCGATGACAAGAAAAGAATTTAAGCGAAAAATAAAAAAGTGGAAAAAAACTGTAAAAAGTTATAGTCATAAACCAAATAAATCAGGATATAGAAATGATTGTAGTGGTTTTGTAAGTTATATGTGGGATTTACCAAAAAACACATATAATGGAGTGTTTATAGGAGGTCCACGTACAAGAAATAAAGGAAGGTTTAATTTAAAATATTGGTCAGAAAAAATAAGTAAGAAAGATTTAAAAAATGGAGATGCCTTAATGGTTATGAAACCATCGTATCATGTAATATTATTTGATAAATGGGCAAATAGAGAAAAGACCAAATATTATACATATGAAATGTGCAGTCGAAGATTTTGCAAAGAACACGGATTTTTACATAGTAAACAAGATTATCCTTATACAAGACGTATACGACCACGTTTTAAAAATCCGATATTACTTCGTAGAAATACAAGGAAAATAAAAAAATTTTTAGATTTTAAGAAGAAAGAACAACAAATATTGGACCGTAAAATTTAATAATATATTATTGTATTTATAATAGTTACATATAATATATTATAAACATGATTACAATATCATATTATCATTATTGGAAAGACTCTGATACAGATAATTATTTTACAGAATTTATAAAAAAGAATATAGGTGATGTAAAAATAGTAGCAAATACATCAAATCCAGATATTTTAATATCATCATGTTGGGGAGATATAAAAGAAGTTAAAGAGTTAAAAGCGAAATGCAAAATATTTTTTTATGGAGAAAATTTAGAAAGATTTCCAAAATTTAATGATGAAAATGTATTATATGATGTATTTGATTTAATAGTTGGTTTTAAAGAAACAGATATATCATTAAAACAAGTTAGATTTCCATTATGGCTTATGTATTATTCTTATTATAATTATGATGAAAAAGATAATATACTGTCATACATTCAAAAAAGATATAATGAAAATATAAAAAAACATAAAGAATTTTTTTGTACAATAGTGGCGCGACACGATTGGTATGGACAAAGAACAAAAATATATGATGTAGTATGTAAATATGGGGATATTTATTCTCCGAGTACTTTTCGTAACAATACAAAATCGATAGGTAAGGGACATAAAGAAAAAATAGATTATATTTCAAGAGGAATATATAATATATGCCCTGAAAATTCTTGTTATGATAATTATTTCACAGAAAAAATATTTCAAGCATTTGAAGCGGGAACAATTCCAATTTATTGGGCAACAGATTTACCTGAAGTAGAAATAATAAATAGAAATAAATACTGTTTTTGTGATTTGAATAATAGAGAAGAGTTAGAGAAATCAATAGTAAATGTAACAAAGAATCCAAATCAATATATTGAAGGTGATTTATTTACAAAAAATGCTGGAGAAAAGATAGATGAATATTATTCAACATTAAAAAGAAATATAATAATGCATATAGATAAATAAAAAATTATATACTTAAATATACCTTAAAATAAATAAACTAATACTAATCAAAATTTCAAGCATCAAGATAGTGTAGATAATCTTCAAATGTAGGAAAGTCAAAGTCTTCTTCATGAGGATCCCATAAGTAGTAGTCGGGTAATTTACCTCCCCAACATTCAGCAGCTATAGTTGGTAGAATCTGGGGCATAATTTCACCCATAGAGATAATGTCATTCAACGCATGTTGAAATTTTTCAAGATGTTCAGGTTTGCAGTATTTGTCATAGTCATGATATTCAGCAATCATATTAACAAGCTCATAAGGAATATATGGCAAGCGACGTTTATTGTATGATTTATCCATTGTATCTTTTATAATTGTAAATTATAATATAAATTTTAATTTAAAATCATTTTTTTTCAAATAAATATCTATATATTACATATGGAAGATTTACAAGAAGCAAGTAAAAAATCAGGAGAAAAATTAAATTTTATGAATCATGTATTAAAGTTTGACGATACAACAAAATCCGATTTATTTAATACTCTTCAATACGCATTTTTAGCGATTATACCAGTTGTTTTGTTAAACAAGGCTGTTCGTGTTTATATCCCAGAGGTTGATGATTCGAAAAGTAGTTTAGAAATATCAATTGAGATATTAGCTCAAGTTTTAGTAATGTTTGTTGGACTGTTCTATATAGATAGATTAATAACATTTGTACCACCATATAGTGGTGAAAAGTATGAACCATATATTGTTAAAAACACAATTTTAGGCGTTTTAGTGATAGTATTGAGCTTAAATACTAAATTAGGCGAGAAAGTAAATATATTGGTAGATAGATTATTTGAATTTGTAACTGGTAGTTCTTCACAAGAAGAGGAAAAACCTAAAAAAAACGGACCAGTAGTAAGAACACAACAGAATAGTGGTGCTTCTGCTCAATTTCCTGTACCCGAAAAATTAAGTTTAAAGAGTGAGGCGAATAATGGTTTTGATAGTATGTATTATAATACTGAAAACCCACTTGTAGATGCTAATGTACCATCTCGAGATGGTTTTCAGGTAGGAACTCCATTAATGGCAGCGAATGAAGCACTAGGTGGTTCATTTGGAACTATGTTTTAAATACTAGGTGTAATAATTAAATTTAATGATATTCACTATATATTATATTATATAATGAATAGAAGATGTGGTTTAAATGCTAAAGTGTATTAGTAAACAAATGGGAAGTAAAAATAAAAATAATTAAATTACAATTACAAATACAAAATTCTAAATTACTAGGTGTCCAAGATGCTGCGTAAGAAATCCCGTGCTGTTGTATTTTTCCAATTCTGTTTTCTCAAAATATACTGGTCTAGATTATAGTAGTTAACCAAGTTCCCAGAGATATCAAACCTTTGAGGAAATTCAGATTGTGTGAATTGTTCCATGTAGAATCGGAAGACCTCGACCTGTTTCTTTTGACCAATTCGGTGACATCGTGCAATCGCCTGTGATTCGACGCTAGGATTCCATGTTGGACTTACGAAGTAGACCTCAGAGAAATTATCTTGGAGATTGAGACCCTCACAAGAAGACATAATCTGTAGAATGGTTACATCGCTTTTTAAATATGAGTTGATAATTCGAGAAACATCTTTGTTGAGACCTTCGATGTACGAGTTTTCAGGAATGGGGTTGGCTGTTAAAATAGAGAACTTTCTTTTATGAGAAATCGAAGGATCAATCATAGTAACGGATATATTTTTAGCAGTCAACATATTTTTTAGGGCGGTCATTTCGTCACGAAACTGGCAGAAAACAAGCTTCCCGTTGTTATTATTACGACGTTGTGAAAGTACATCAACTACGGCATCCAACTTAGAGTGTTGGTTGAATGCAAGATCTAACGTATCTTGTCGTGGTTGGCTAAGGATGTTGTTTTCGATGTGATGTACGTTTTTCTCCAAGAGTTTGGGATATGTACAAGCCTGTCGACACAACTGCATTTCAACAATTAAGTCAGTAGGGTTTACTGAGTTTCTAACTTTGAAGTGCGTTTCTCTAGCGAGAGAAAGTTCTTCTGGATTAGACCATGGAACGGTTATATTGTGAATTACTGGTGGTGGAAGTGTGATTCCAACTTGATTCTTGGTACGAAGAAGGACAGAATCATTCCAATTTGTAATATTTGCAGCCTTACAAATATTTCTGAAATCAGTTAATTTATTTTGAACTGGAGTACCTGTGATGACCCAAGTAAAACCGCTGTTGACAAGTGTTGCGCCGTGCCAAAGTGCATTACGATTACGCAGATGATGAGCTTCATCATAGATGACCCGATCCCAATTAATGTTATGTAACGGATTTTTAGACGGAAGTTGCTTTTCTTTTTTCGAGATGGCGATGCTATGATACGTTGTGATAACAATAGAACTGTTCACAAGCATTTCACTAGTAATCTTTTTTTTCTTCTGGCTGTAAAAGACAAGTGGATTCGTACCGATTATACGTTTGATTTGGTCAATCCACTGATGTAGAAGGGAAGCAGGGACAACAATTAGTGTAGATTTTTTTGGTATAATCAACATCGTCATCAACATGATGATAGTTTTACCAAGACCCATTTCATCTGCGACAAGAGCACCAGATTGACCCGATTCTTCTTTAGTGACACACCATTCGGTTCCGCTTACTTGGTGGTCTTTAATAGTTAACGAACTATTAAAATTAGTATTGGTTTGGTGGACAACGTCCATATACCTAGTATGAAATGTTGACATATCCGTTGGTACAATTTAAGTAATATATTGATTATAGCAAAAATACAAAAATGTAATCATTTTTTTTTAGATAAGTGTATTTTTTCAAAGTAAGTGATAATATGTATTTGAATTCATAAATATTATCATATGATTTATAATTTATTAAATATTTTTAAATAAAAATAACCAAATGTAAAAAAAGCCGTTAAATAAAATATACTAGTAATTAAGGTGTCAATATGAAAAGTGTCTTTAAGATACATATATAAAATAATTAAAAAAGCGGTCATTAAAATACCGATCAAAGCATGTCGATTAAAATCATTAACAGATTTGCTACTTGTTCTTGAAGTAATATATAATAAATAAAAATATGTAAATGGTGCAGACCAAGCAAAAGCGACAATTTTAAAATAATGTGGGTTGTTAATATATTTTTGAGAATAATATGACATAGTTCCAAACATTAACGCACCTACTAATGCGTCTTTTATTGTTGTATTCATTATATATAAGGTAATATAATAAAATATTCTAAATTGTAATAATCGTGATAATAATGAATAGTATTTATTTAACACAAATATAAAATAATGATAAAATATATAGAGATATGGAACCAAGTGACATAAGTTTATATAATAAAACTAAAAAAAACATATATAAAAAATATCCTAAGCATAGTGCGTATAGAAGTGGATTATTAGTAAAAGCATATAAAAAAGCATTTAGTATAAAATACAAAAATACAAAAAAGAGTCCGTATAAAGGTAAATATACAAGAAAAAAAGGATTAAGAAGATGGTTTGATGAAGAATGGGTAAATCAACGAGGTGAAGTCGGATATAAATACAAGAATGATATATATAGACCTAAAATAAGAATTACAGATGATACACCAATAACACATAATGAATTGACAAAAAAAGAAATAAAAAATGCACGTACAAAAAAATATAAAACAGGAAGGGTAAACCGTTTTAAAAAGAGTAAAAAAAATAATAATTTAAAGGGAGGTGTAAAGGTTAATAAAACACGAAAGAAAAAAACTCGTTTTAGTGATTTCCCTGAGTTTCGTCCAAATTTAACGCCTCGTCAAATATTTAAATTGGGAAGTTTTGGTGGAACATATTGGAGACCAATATATTCAAAAGTAACAGGTAAAAATTATAAGAATAAACATCTAAATTATCCAAAATCTTGGTGGAAGGGCATATCAAATAATAATTTAACAAGAAAATGGGAAGATTATGATACAAATATAAACAAATATGGAGTAAAAGTTGGAACTACATTAGAATTTTGGGAAGAAAAGAATTGGATAAAAAAGTATCATCCGTATGGATGGGTTCAGTGGTATTGTGATTTTTATAATGGTAAAAGAAGTCCTGATGATGAACGTCAAGTAAAAAGATGGGTTCAGACAGCAGGTCCTAATAGTAGATTTAGAAAAGCATTAATTAATTTAATAAAAAAAAATAAAGCAAAATATAATGATTTTAATATAAGTCCGAAAATAAGACAGACGTTACAACACTGGGGATATGTACTAACAGAAAGGGATTGTAAATAAAGTATAGATATGTATTGTTCGCAACATTATTCTATATACAAGAATTGGTTCATTTTATATTTACTGTTATTATTATCCATATTAATGTTAAATGTAATCCATATATTGGGAAAATTATCGTTTGTTTTATTAATATTAATATCAATATAAGTATTATCAGTATTAATATCAAAATTAATATATGTATTATCATTATTTTGTTCTAGATAATTATCATTTACTGTAATGTATTTACTTACATTATTATTTGACCAATAATGTGAATATGTTATATTAAATAGTGCGATTATTAAGAACCAGACAAACATCTTTAATTTAAAATTAAAAAATGAATGAATATACAATCATTTTTTTTAATAAATAAAAAATAATTTATTTATTAAATTACAATCATAACTAATCTAACTAATTTTTTATTGGTTATTTTGTTGAGACCAGCTCATCTTGCTCAATTCATTCCTGTTTTCGTTCAATAAGTTCTTGTAATCCTTTGCTGTGATATTAGTGATATACTCTTCGATACTGTTTGCCATGAAGCCATTACTAGTCAGCCATTCGGTGTTGTCGGTAATAAGAACTCTCTTATCACTATCAGTTAGGTGCTTAACTGTTTCCTTAATAACAAGTTTGACACGCTTCTTTTCGGCCTTTTCTGCTTCCTTAGCTGCTTTCTTTTCTGCTTTGGCAGCTTCTTTAGCTTGTAGTTTTTCAGCAGCGGCAGATAGCTTAGCTTGAAACTTTTCTTCCTTGGCGGCATCCTTAGCAGCTTGCTTTTGCTTGGACTTGAAATCCTTAGCATATTCCTTAATAGTCATGGTAATTGTCATATCACCGTTATCATTAGCAAATGTAACGGATTTTACAACGACAAGACCATCGCTATTAAGCTCTGCGTTAGGATCAATAGCATCTAGCTGTTGTTTGAGTTTTTCTAGTTTCTTCCCATTCTTCGCTGCTTCCTTAGCAGCTTTCTTTTCTTCCTTGGCAACTTCTTTAGCAGCTTTCTTTTCGGCCTTTTCTGCCTCCTTAGCAGCTTTCTTTTCGGCGTTCTGAATTTCTTTTTGTTCGAATTTTTGGTTAAGTATGTCAATCTGTTCTGGTTTCATTACGATAACCTCCATTTCAGATACGGGGATATAGTTAGCTTCTACTCGATTCCATGAACCGATAATTTCACGGATCCAGTCAGCAGTTTTAAGCTCATCCTTTGGCTTGGGAGAAATTTGTTCGCCATCAGCATTCACAGTCTTAGGCGCACGTGCGTAGAGTTCGTTCTTTTCAATCTCGGTCATTTTTTTATAGTAATTAGATGCACATTTAGTACGAAGATGATTGCGAACATCAGGACGACTGAAAGTGGTTTCAAATGTGGTGGGGTTCATGGTAATGGACATTTTGATAATAGCTTATTGCTTGTTATTGGTCATTAATATACTTATTCAAAAAAGAATCAAAACAAATCAATTTTTTTTGAATAAGTTTCTATAGAAAGTAAAAAATTTTGTTTTTTTTGATATACTAGACCTATTCAAAAAAAATTGATTACTTTTTATAGAAATTTGTAATTAATTATAAAAATCTTTGTAAAATTACTTTCAAAAGTTAGTAAGTTAAAATGGTATGCTCGTACTGCTCTCAAACTGGACACAACGCGAATAGCTGCGAGATGAAGATATACTCTCGTGCTAGATGTATATGGGAAAATGATTATGACCCAATATTTAATCATAATGATTCTTTAAACCGTAAATATTGGTGGAAACGTCCAATTATAAAAATACCACAAGAAGATGGATTTATGTGGTTGTATGATAATCAACTAGGAGATATGGTTGAAATGGTTGTTACAACAAATGATGAGGTTTATAATTTTCATCGACATATTTGTTGGTATATAGATAACAATAGGGAATTACCCGAAACGTGGAGAAATAAACTACAACCGTACTTACATAATGTTACAGATTTAAGAACAGTTTTGGTCAACGTAGGAGTACACGACATAAGATGGAAACCTTTATCAAAGTGTTGGTTTAATTCTAATCATATAAGAGGTTTAAACATTTGTTTTGAAAATCGTGTGGATTCTTTACAAGCACGCTTTCGTGTTATGAAACACCTGCAGACTTTTCATGAGAATCAATTTCCAGATGGTTCGGGTACACGATTTATTACAGATGATGGTTATACTACACCACCACCAAATATAACTTTTAGATCAAGAGTACCGATTATAGACCGTAATATAAACAACAATTTGATAAATTTCATGAATGAAAGTGATACATCAGATAGTGATACTGAAAATGAACCTGTATTTCAATCTCCAAGAGGAGTAGCAGATGAACAACGTATGTTACCTAGAATTAACTTAACAAATATTCCACCTCCACCACCAGATACACAACCAATAAATGTAACCGTATCAGATTCAACAACTTGTGGTATTTGTTGGGACGTATTAGGAGAAGCTAATGTAATGGTAACTAAATGTGGTCATAAATTTTGTTGTGATTGTATTTTATCACATTTTCAAAATGCTGCTGGTAATAATTGTCCGTTATGTAGAGTGGAATATGCATCACGAGTTCCAGGTTGGATTCCACCAGAACAACCAGAAGATAGACCAACAAGACCAACAAGACCAACAAGACCAACAAGACGAAGAACTCGTGATAATTTCCTGTTTGATGAATTTCATTATGAGAGAGGAAATGGGAGTAACAGATTACTAGTAAATGCTATAGTAGAAGCACTAGGAATAGTAGGAGAAGGAAGAGAATTAAGACAAAGATCCATAGTGAGTTAGTAGATAGAATTGTTGTAAGTTAATTAATTAAGTAATTTAGTTTTTTTTTACGCAAACAACAAATAAAAATAAATGAAGTGATATAATTCTACTTTAAATTACTTAGTAATATTCAAATTAGTTGTATATTTTTCAATAAATTCGGTCATCATAAAACGTCCAAATATTTCTTTAAATTCAGATATATTATCTTTTCTATTAGATACAAAATCAGTTAATTCTTTAAATATCGGGAAGAAATTATCTGAGTCATCAAACATATTAAATAATAAATTACTAGCTTCAAAGTTGATTCTAGATTTTGCAACATATATATTTCTTCTTTTATCAAGAATTCTCGATCTACACAAAGGACATAGGTGTCCATTAAGTGATTTATTATAATTATTCATTAGACAAGGAACACAAATTTTATGACTACATTTAGTTACAACAAAGTTATTGTTTCCGATGTCATTAATACAAATGGGACATGTATGCTGTGTATCGGAAGGTGGTGCCGAAGGTACAATTATTTTTGAAAATTGAGACATATTATCTTGATATAACTTCATAGAAATTTATATAACTTAAATTAATTGAGTAAAATCAATTTTAAACATAAATAAAAATAAAATATATTAATAAATATGGATATGGATAGTGATAGTAGTGATAGTGAGTGTGAAAATGAAAATAACGATGAAGCGATGAATTTATTACAAGTTGCTTTAGATAATGAAGAGAATTCTTATATAATGAATTTAAACAGTGACAAAATAGATGACATGAAAATTCTTATGATAGAAAAATTGCAACTATCAGAAGAATATGAATATGAAATTTTAGAAAAACTGCATGATTATATGTACATAGATGAGATACCTCATTTTAAAAGTGGTAGTTATATAAGATGGATAAATTTATTAAACCCAAATGAAATAAGATTAAAACCAGGTGCAACAATATGTGATATAGAAATAAGAGAGGGTGGTACATACATAGTATGTAAAAATAATTATGGAAGAAGAAATTGTTGTTTTCAACTAAAAGCAGATGAAAACTTGATATTTCGCAAATTAAATGACCAAGAAAAAGTAATATTATCAGTAATGAATTATTTAAAAAATTGATAAACTATAAACTTAAGTGTTTAAGAATTTTTTTACTACGTTGGTTACCTTTTCAATTAATTTGTAATAATTTTTTCATTAATATATTTATTATAATTCTCTAAAAAATTATTTTCGTTTTCTAGTTTTCTTAGATGGAATAACACCATTTTTAAATATTTTATTTGTTCTTGTTTTTCCAATAAGATAAGCCTTTTTTTTAGCACATTTAAATTTATAGATAGAAAGATTTTTTTTCTTTAGTACTGAATTTTTACATATACCAATACTTTTTGGTTCTTCAGTATACTTTCTATTAATATTTTTAATACAATTGCATAGTTTTTGGGCAATTATGTTTTCTGCATCTTGTTTCAATTTATTTTTATCGGTTGGAATATTTTTTTCATAATATTTCAAAACTTTTGTATAGTCATCAATTGTTAATGCTGACATATTACTAATAATATATGTAAATATAATAATATATTCATATATTATGTCAAAAAGAATTGTAGTATTTGATATGGATGGAACACTAGGATATTTTTCACAATTATCAATACTATTTAAATCAATAGAAATGTTTTTAAATAAAAGAATAAGTCAAAAATGTTTTAATGAAATAATGAATTTATATAATGAATGTTTAAGACCTGATATATGTGAAATATTTAGTTATTTAATAGAGCAACGTGAGCATGGTAAAATAGATAGAATATGTATATATACAAATAATAAAGGACCTAAATTGTGGACAAGTCGAATAAAAAGGTATTTTGAAGAAATATGTCCTGGTTTAGTATTTGATAATGTAATATGTGCTTTTACAGTAAATGGTGAAATAATAGAAGAAATGAGAACAACTAATAATAAAACGTATAATGATTTAGTTAAATGTACAAAAATGCCAAAAGATACTCAAGTATGTTTTATAGATGACCAAATACATAAATATATGGAACATGAAAACGTATATTATATACACGTTAAACCATACGTATACTCATTAACATTAAATGAATTATTTGGACGTTTTATACATTCCTCAATATTAAAATATGATAAACCCCTATTTATAAATTATTTAAATGCTATGTTTTTAAAAAAAATAAAGTATAATCACGAAAAAAAGGAAAGGGAAGAAATAGATATAGATAAAATAGCATCAAAACAAATGTTAAAATTAATAAGCGAGTTTTAAAGTTTCAACATATTTATTAATTTCTGATAATTCTTCTGGAGTATTTACACCAGTAACTTCTATATATTTAACCAAAGGGATATTGTACATATCAATATTAATTTGTTCATATTTTTTAATAATTTCGATAATATCTGTAAGATAATATTCTCCTTTTTTATTATTATTTTTTAAAAATGGTAAGTACTTACATAATGTAACACTATCAAAACAATAGAGGCCACAATTTACAATATTAACTTTTTTTTCTTCATTTGATGCGTCTAGTTCTTCAACAATTTTTACAAATTTACTATTTTTTGTAATAATTCTACCATATCCATGAGGATTTTCCTTTTCAAAAACAGCAATTTTACATTTATGCATATTTCGAAACATTTTGTTCATAGTATTACTAGTAATACATGGGACATCTCCAGATAGAATAAGTACATCAGAATAATTATATTTAATTAAATATTTTCTACATGTCATGATCGCATGTCCTGTACCTAAAGGATTTAATTGGTCAACAAAATGAATGTTTGTAATATCAATATGTTCTTTAATATTATTTTCAATAAGTAATCTATGTCTTCCAACAACAATAAAAATTTTTCTAGGAGACAATAATAATGCTTCATGAATAATTTTAACTATCATAGGAATACCATCGACTTTATGTAATACTTTAGGTAAAGATGATTTCATACGTGTACCATTTCCACCTGCCATAATAATTATAATTTTTTGTTTTTCAATAATTGTATTCATTATATAAATAAAGAGTAAATATTTTTTATATTTTTACTAATAAAATCATTAGAAATAATAATATTAAGTCCTGTGGTACTAATTAAGAATAATGATGATGTAAATACTAGTTTTCTGTCAAACTCAGTAAAAACATGTTTAGTAAAAGGATTGAATCTAAATAATAATAAAAATACAACGAATGTTCTAAAAAATAATTGTAAATTATCTAAGTAATTTTGTAATTTTTCATCGCTAAATTTTTCTTTTAAAATACTATTATCTAATATTGATATTTTATGAGAATAATATAGATTAAAAGCAATAATAAAATACAAAATATATAATAACATGACAGTAATATCAAAAATATTTTCATATATTTTTTTCATGCAGGTGATATATATATGGGGTATATAAAATTATTAGTAATATCATTTATATTAATAATCATTTAATTAATAATATTTAATATAAAATTATATTATATAAATTATATATGGATCAAGAAAAAATGTATGGTGTAGTAGATGGGGGATATTTATGTAGAAATGAAGGCCATGATTATATAAATGACGGATTTTATAGAAGAAATATACCCGATAAAAAACTAGAGAATCAATTTAGTTTTAGACCAGTTCCTACAAAATATGTTAAATATCCTGCGTTACATGTAAGACATACTAATAATATATCAGAAGAAAGACAATTTTATGAAGTGTCTGATAATTTTAATCCAGGAAATGATAAAGGACCATATTCTGGATATATAAAAAATGTAGATTTAGAAAATAATTTAAGAAATACATATTTTGGGCTACAAAAGTGTAATCAATCAGTTTATGTACCAAAATCGAATAGTGATTTATATGTAGATACAGTAAAAGCAAATAATGAAATATCTAATTCTCAAATGCAACATGGATTATTATTTCAAAGTCAAGATTTCAAACCATTTAATCCAGATAAGCATTCAAGATCTATTGAAATATTTAACAATCATACTAGAAATCAACGTTCTTTAAAATAAATATATAATATAAAATAACTATATTATATATATGGCACGAAGAATAACTAATAAAAATAAGAATAACAATCATAGTAGTAAAAAAAAAGGGAAGAAAACACGAAAAAATAAAAAGGACAACAAAAAAGATGACGAATTTATAAAAGATGTATGTAACATAAATACAAATTCTAATAATAACTTTACATGTTATACTAGTGATATTTTGGGAAAATTAAAAGAGGCATGGAATATGAAACATCCTGAGGATCAAATTAACTATACAGATAATTTAAATATATGGAAAAAATTAAAAAATAAATTGAGTTATACATGTAGACAAGAATCGTGTTGGATGCGAAAATTATTAAATAAACTGGATAACAAGAAAAAATTAATAAATGATTTCTTTGCTCCATTTTCTCCAAGTGAATGGAAAAAAAACCCTAATGAGTGGTTAAGTAGTATAGATATAACTAAAGTAATGAAACAGTATGAAAAAAAATATAAAAATTTCGAATTTATAGGACCATCTCCCATAGATTATGATTCTCAAATGGCATTTGGTGAATGTGTTTGGGAAGAATTATGTAATTTTAATTTAGAAAAATTATTAAAACGAAATTTAAGTAAGATAGGAGTAATTTTTAATTTAGATCCTCATTATAAGGGAGGATCTCACTGGGTATCTTTGTTTATAGATATAAGTTCAAAGAAAGTATACTATTTTGACAGTGTAGGTAAAAAAATACCAAGACAAATAAAAAAATTCACAAATACTGTTATATCTCAAGCAACGATGTTAGGTATAAATTTAGAATTTGATGAAATATATCCAAATGAACATCAAAAAAAAGATACTGAATGTGGTATGTATTCAATTTATTTTATAACAAATATGATAAAAAATACAAAGATGTGGGATACTATATTCAAAAGTGGTACAATATCAGATAAAGAAATGGAAAAATATAGAAAAATATATTTTAATACCATATATTAATTTAAAAAAATATTATAATAATTTATTATAATATGTTTCTATCTAAGGATAATAAGGGGTTCTTATGGGATTTAATGTTAGAAAATAAAACATTTAAGAATGAGATAGACAAAAATGTTATAATTGTAAAGAAAGCATTTGATAATTTATTAGAGGAAATTGAAAAAACAAATAGTAATAATGAACTACTCGAAAAAAATAAAATGTTTTTACTTGAAATGAATAATAAATTGTCCGAAAATAAACTCGTTACTAGTGAAGAAATTAAGGGTAAGAGAGTAAGTGATTTTGAAAGTAGATTACAAAAAAGACAAGATGAATTTACTCTCTCTATGAAAAAAGAAGTACCAGATGAAATAAATTTTAAGGATGATGCTGATAGACCATTACATAATGTAGAAGAAGAACTCCAAAAAAAAATTAATGAGAGAAGATACGATAATCTTAATATTACAAATGAAGATGTTGTTATTGCAGAAAAATGGATTGGAGTTGAATTAAATTCAGATGTTTCTTTTAATGAGATCGAAGAAATTCATAAAATAACAGAAGGAAATCAAAATGATTCATTTATACCAGAAACAGATACAGATATATTTAGTAAGTTAAAAAAGGTTGATGATAGTACAATAAATAATACTAATGATAGGGTTTTATTATATATAAAAAAAATAGATAGAAAAATAGATATGTTAATTGAGTATATTCAAAATATAAAAAAATAAGTTAATTAATATATAAATATATTGTATGAATAAAAAAAAAGGTAATAGCAAAGTATATAATAATGAAGTAGATGATGTAAGAGATTCATGGAGAAATGTAAGTAATGGAAATATTGCAAGTGATAAATATGATGATGAGTTAGTTGGAAAATTGATAGAAAATTTGAGAGATAGAGAAAAAATAGATATTGATAAAGATACTATGAATACAATATTAGATCATAAAACATATCCTAAATTAAGTATGTGGCCATATTGGTACAGAAGATCTTATGAAAAATTAGATGATAATCAAAAAAAAAATTATTTATTATCTTTACTAGCAATTAATAAAAAATCATCGAATAATACAACTATTGAAAAGATAAAAGATGAGTTAAAAGAGGAATCTGAAACAATATTATCCGCAAATAAATCAGAAAAAATATCAGATATAATATACGAAGCAGAAAAATCTAGTATAATAGCATTAATTATGCAAACAGATACAAATTTAAATAATACTATGATATCTTTTATTGAAACATTAATAGAAATAACACGTCAAGGAATAGAAGCATGTAAAGAAATAGATAGAATTTGTGGAATTAATAATATAAAACAAGAGTTTAATTATAATATAATAGAATTATTAAATTTAGGTATGCCATTAGAACGAATAAATTTACAAAATAAATCGGATAAATCACCAAAAAATACAATTCCTGGTTCTTTTGTTATAACTCAAACCCATTTGACTAAAGAAGGATTAAGAGAACTGAATTATAGAGAATTAGTTCAACTAATGAACTGTTTTTGGAATTGTACTAATCATCCATTAATAACTAAAGACGGTAAAAATAGTCATATATGGGGTGAATTTACTGAGGGTAACAAGGGTAGCGCTTGTTCAGGAGCATCTATTAAATTACAAACAATAACAAATACAGCTCCACCACTTAATATGATATATGAGAAAATAGCAAAAAATGTTGGGAAAACATCGTTTAATTTAACAATTAATAAGTACGAAAAAATAAAATTATTCATAGATAAAATAAATATATTTAATCAAGCATTACAAACAATTGATATACATGTTGATATACCATCGGGAAGATTTCCATTATGTTTTGATTTTAATGATCATAAAAAAAATTGGAAGCAAGTTATAGAATCTATAAAAGGAGAAGATGAAGAAATATTTAAAATTTCAATAAATAGTGATTTTTTGAAAGATATTCAAAATACTGTCAAACCAACAGGAAGCGAAATAATATTAAGTACTAGAGAAAAAAAGTACATACAGAGATATAAAAAACTAAATGAGCGAAATAAACATGTTAATCAAGAAATTAATGATGGTATTATTAATTGGACAACAGGGTTTTCTTTATATAAATTAGATATAAATGGTATTTTAAATTTTAATATGTTAGGAAAAGGTAATAAGGATGAAGATACTAGTGAAAATGAAGCTGATTATAAATATAAATATATTAAAACTGGATTATCAGGGTCAACATCAAAGTATTTACAGTTAGCATACTTTTGTGGTATAGAAGATTTAACAAGTATATATTATTGTGCACTAGCTTATTTAGTCGGTTGCTATCATCATACATGGTATGAAGTAACTAAAAGTGCAATTGATTTTCGTAATGATTTAGGTTTACAAAGTGACATAGAATCACATACCGCAAAATATAACAAAGGAGTTTTACAACAGGTAAAGTTAAATATAGATACAACCTATTGGAAACCAAAGAATAAGGATTTTCTTAATCGTGAAATATTAACTTGTGAAACACGTAGACAAATAAATAAATTATTGCCTAATCATAAAAGTAAAGAAGGAGTTGGTAGTGATTTATCACCAGGTAAGAATTATTTTCAATTCTACAGAAAGTATTTATTATCTTTGTTACCTATTTATAATGGTTATGGTAATATGAAATTATTTATAGAAAGTTTGAATATAACTGAGAATAAACCCAAGACAAAAGTTGGAATACAGACACGTCGAAGAAGTGTTGGTGGGAAAAAGAGAAATAATAGAAGAACACGTAAGAAAAAAAGTAAATTTCCATACATATCATTCGGGGGAGGATTAATATAATTATAAAAATGAAGATATATATTTAATAATATCTATATTCATTAAGACATTTTTTACTGCATTTATTTTGGTTAGACATTTATCAACATACTTATTAATACAAAATAAATACTTTCTTTTTATCCATTTTTGTTCATTAGTATACATTTGTATATATTTTGTAATATCAACAGGATAACCGTATAAATAGTCAAGTGGAGTGTATCCATAACTGTCTTTAGTATATATATTAGAACCATTAAGAATAAGTGGTTCAATATACTCAATTACTTTTCTCATACAAGCTAAATGTAAAACAGTATGACCGTTGTCAGTTTTTAATGACATATCAATAGTATAGTTTTTTATCAAATGATTAAAAAATATAGTATTTTGATTCCATATGGAGAGCATGATAGGTGTCCAATTATAACATAGTCTTTTATTTTCATGATTATAATTATTATATAACTTATCAAATCGTTTTTCATCACCATAAATAATTGAATTATCAAAATCACTTCTGTATTTTTTCAGAGAGTAATTTGAATCATATTGATGTGAAGCAGTATGAAAAGAGTTTATCATTAAACAATAAAAATATTTATCATTATGAATTGTTGGTGAACAATCAGTATTTTCAGATAGTTTTGATGTCATAATATAAAGAAATAGTAATTTTTATATTAAATTTTGTTATAATAATAAAGAAAAATTAGAGTATATAGATATAGATAATACTTTAATATGACAAAAATAAAAGTATACGTGATTATCTTAAAACACGAAGTAAATTTACTTATAGAAATGAAAAAACAATTAAATTATTTAAATATAGATTATGAAATATTTGATGCAATATATGGTATGGATTTAAATGATGAATATTTTAGAAAAAATGGAATAACAATAGATGAAAATTTTAGAAATCCATATACACATATTACATTAACAGTTGGTGAAATAGGTTGTGCATTAAGTCACTATTATTGTTGGAAAAAAGCATATGATGATAATATAGATTATTCAATTATAGTAGAATCAGATGCTATATTTAATTACAATTTTAAAAATGTAGTAAATAGTGTTATTGAAAAAGCACCAAGCTTTGATTTATTATATTTGGGTCGAAAAACATTTCATGAAGATTTTAATGATGTATTAAAAATAAATGACACATATAAATTAGTAAATCCTTCATTTTCGTATTGGGGGATAGGATATATGCTTAGTAAAAGTGGTATAGATAAGTATGTAAATTCACGTTTTTTAAATAATGTTATACCTATTGATGAATTTTTACCGCTTATGTATCTAAATATAAATTCTGGATACTACAAAAAAAGGAATTATAATTCTGTGGAAGTAAAAGCTCTTGCTTTAAAACCATCTATAATTACACCAAAAAAAAATACATTTATGTATTCGAGTACAGAAAACCAACCATATTATAAGTTAAAATTTCCAACGAATTTTTATAATAATATAATACAAGTAGTAACAGTAGGAACTGACCCAGTAGATGGATATAATCGATTTATTGAAAGTACAGTTATATATGGTTTTCCGTATATATGCTTAGGTTTTGGATCAACATGGAGAGGAAATGATATGGCAAATGGTACAGGTGGTGGTCATAAAATAGTATTACTTCAAGAATATTTAGATACGTTTAATGATAATGATGAACGAATTATACTATTTAGTGATTGTTATGATGCAGTATTACAAGGACCACCAAACTTAGTAATAAATAAATTTGTAAAAATGAAACAAAAAGAAAAGTTTGATATTTTATTTTCAGCAGAAGCATTAATTTGGCCAGATAAATCATTAAGTTCTGAATTTCCTGATGTAGGGACACCATATAAATTTTTAAATTCTGGTGGTTTTATTGGTTCAATAAAACATTTAAAACAACTAGTAAATGACAAAGTAGAATGTTACCAAGATGATCAATTATATTACCAAAAACAATATTTAAAATCAGTAAAAAATGATATTAATTTAAAAATTAAATTAGATGCAACCTCAGAAATATTTCAAACATTAAGTTCTCATTTAAATTACATAAAACTAGATATTTCTATGTCTAAAGTATTGAATACATTAACAAATACAGTACCGATGGTTATTCACGGTAATGGAGATGTTAATTCAAAAATATTTATAAACAGGATATGTAATTATATTAACGTAAAGTACAGAAATAATTTTGGATATAAAGATAGTCATACAATAAAAACGAAATTAAATATAGATTTTGATAAATTTCCAATTATATTAGCTATATTAAAAATAGAGACAATAACTGATGCTAAGAATATCTTTAATTATATAAATTGTATTAAAAAACAACAATATCCTAGTTATAAAATTCATTATCTAATTCTTAATTGTACAAATGATAAAAAAATATTAAAATATATAATGGAAGTAACATCACAATTAGAATTATTATTAAATATAGAGTTACAATATACAAAAATAAATAATTCATGTAGTAGTTTACGTGATTGGTATTGTAATATTCTAAATAGGATATATGAAAAGTATGATTATATATTAATGTGCGTTTTAACACAGATAATTAACAATGATACATGGTTTATAAAAGCAATATGTAGTAATTTAAATGTAGTAGCACCGATGCTAGTTAGTAAAAATAATAAGTATACTTCAAATTTCAATACAGAACTAAGAAATGATAACAAAATATTAACACCTGAATATTTATATATATTAAATAGAGATCACAAAGGATATTGGAACGTACCGTATATTTCTGGAAATATATTAATTAATAAATGTAAATATAATGAAATATCAAAAGCGATTAGTAATGAAACGATACAAGATGAGGAAAAGAATAATTTTAATATGTTTTTTGGTAGATGTCTACAAGTAAGAGGTATATTTATGTATATATCGAATTATCATGAATATGGATATATTTTGGATAATAAATTAGATCATTTTATATCACAATATGACTGATGTGGTGTATGGTAATAATTAAATTATAAAATATAATATAAATAAGTAATAATATTATATTTTAATTAAAATCGATTTTAGTAGTACCATCTGGATTTTGTATAACTCTTCCAACAGGAAGCATATCAATTTCGGGGTCTTCTTTTGCTTTTTTATATATATCAATATCATATAATATACCTGTAGGTTTACCTTGGTCATCCATTTTCATAGCATATCTTTTACCATCAGCAGTAAAAACACGTGCTTTAAAAATGACTTCTTTTTTATTAACTTTTTGGATAGATCGGTCTGTTTCTTCATTCGCAATATTAGGTTTATATGAGTATACATTAGGGTCACTTTCATCAGAAAATGAATAACATTTAAGATCATCGCTAGATGTTGATTTAAATTGTATAGCACAGTCAATAGCGGTTTCTTTAACACATTTTAAAAGTTGTTTATGTATATTTTGTTTTCTCCTAGACAATTCATAAAGGTTTTCATCGGTAGTAAGTGGTATTTTATTTGATTTATCAGTTTTACTTACATCATATCTAAGTAATTCGGTAGATGCAGATTTAGTTTGATTTTCACTAAGTTTCATTAAGTATATAATAACCTTAATATTACGAAGTGGTTCTTCTAAACTTTCATGACTACAAATACGTCTAGCACGTCCAATAACTTGTTCTGTTCTGACGGGGTGCCAATAAGGCTCCATAATATGAACAAATCGTGTATTTTTTAAACTAATACCTTCAGCACCAGAAGCACTAATAATAATAAGTTTAATAATTTCTCCCATATTGTTATTAGGAGCAGCCTGTTTTAACTGCATAGCAAGATTATTAGGCAATAAATTCCAATCACCATTATAAATATTTCTAATTAATTCTTTTTCTTCTGGACTTTCAGTACCAGTATATAATGCAAACATACGTTGTCCAACAATAATACCTTCAGGAATGTCTAAAACATATTGGCCAGATGAATTTTTGGTTAATTTAAATTGTATGAAGCCATTAGCTTTTAAAACAAGTGAAAAAATACCAATACCTTCAACAGTTCTAAATTGACTATATAATAGATGTAAACCTAGATTCTCAGGATTAAGAATATTTTTTAATATTTTTAAAAACTTAGGACTATACATTTCAAGTCCTTCAACAGATAATAATCTGTCGGCATTAGAAGCTAAAAAGTCTAACGCATCCCTTAGTTTTTGTTTATAGGATAACTGTATGGATGTTGGTTTTTCAACATCATCTTCAGAAATACCAGCATTAGAATTTTCAACTCTATCTTTATCGGTTAATCCATCGATATCATCTTCGTTATTCATACTATCAATATTTTCAGCGATACCTCCTTCATTAGGAAAGGGTCTAGGATAATCTTCAGGAAAAACAAAATTACAATAAGATCGAGAGAAAATTCTGTATGATGAAGCACTATCTGTAAATAGATTATTATTTTTTTTTTTATTTCTGTCTTTAGTGATCTCAGTATTTCTAACATCTTGATATTTAGAAAATTGATAATCACTCATTTCGATACGTTCTGGATAAAAATCTTTGTCTGCATCATATTCAGGCATGAGATTTTCTTTATCATTAAGATATGATGTTAAACCGACAATTCTACGTTTAAAAATATCAATATTCTTCAAATCACCCTTATCTGAATCAATAAATTTATTATTAAATTCATCTAATTTATCAGGTAATGCATTAGTTAAAACAATTTTTATGTTAGACTTTAAACATTCTATATTATTTGATGTAAGTGTTTTAACAATTTTTTCAATAAAAACATTATCATCCATAATATCACCATTTGTGTTTAATTTAACACCAGTATATTCATTCCTATAAACAGTATTGACAAATCCAAAAGGGTTTCGTGTAATAGTAAGAACATTAGCATTATATCCGATATAATCAAGATGTTTTTCATTTTTCAATAATTTTTGTAAAAATTCAATAGTAATTCTATTTTTCAGTTCTTTAGTTTCATTAATAGGGATATGCCATGTCTTAATATAACCTCTTAAAATATTAAACATAATGCCTAATTCATTAGGATAATTAATAATAGGTGTACCTGTTAAAAAGACGATTTTACAATTATTAGCACGCATAAGCATATCATATAACATTAAAGAAGGCTCGTCAGTTTTTCTGAATCCATCTGTAATGGTCATTTTATATTTTTCAATTTTATTTACAATACGACTAACAAAATTATGTGCTTCATCAATAATAACAACTTTATTATCAAACATATTTATAGTTCCACTAGCAGTAAGTTCTTTAATCTTATTTCTTCTAGATAGAGAACCATTATAATTATGAAAAATGTACTTTTGGTCAATCATAGTTCTTAGCTGTGAATTTAAACTATTTTGTTCTACTTCTGATAATTTATCATAATTGGTATTTTTTTTCACATTAACTAACCAAGCACCATGTTGAGAATTAATATAAGCGACTGGTAGGTTTAGAGCAGAGGATAATATTTCAATAAGTTCTGGGTTTTCGTCTGTATTAATAAATTCCCAAAACTGTTTTTTTTTATATATAGGATTTCCACAATTTTTAATTTCTTCAATATAGTTTGTTTTTAATGAAGCAGGTGTTAATACAACAACTTTTTTATTAGTAATCATAGATTCAGCTGTAATAATAGAGACATTTTTAATAATATTTTCAGCAATAGCAATAGATGAACATGTTTTACCTGATCCTAAACCATGATATAATAATACCCCACGATATGGTGTATAAAGATTAATATAATCTCTTACAATTTTTTGATGTGTAAATAATGATTGTTCTTTTTTACTGCTTTTATCTTGACATGTTTCTTTTGTTTCATTTAAGATTTCTCCTCTATAAGGCTTTAACAAAGAATTAATAAATCTAATAAAAGTTTCACGATTGTTCATAAAGTATTTAGACTTTAATATTGGTTTACTTTCTTTATCGATAGGTAATCTATTCATTAATAATTCGTCGCCTATTAGAATCTCTTTAATTTCAGGGATAGCAGCGACAGTCATATCAGTTAAATCTTGTTTTAATTTCTTCTTTTGTGCAGGCTTAATAATAAGTTTATTAATAGCATCTTTTTTAATTTTTTCTTTTACTTCTGGTTCTTCGATATCCTTTTCAACTTTTTGTACGGTAATATCAATAACCCTTTTTTTAGATTTAATTGATTTCATAAATTTATCTCTATTAATAAGTTTTTCACTAGTTTTATCTTCAATAATAATATTTACATCATTTTTTTTTCCATCATCACTAGTAGTTTCAATAGTAATATCGACATCAAATTCTTTTAATTTAGATGAAATAGGTTTATTAAATAAAGTTTTTAATTGTTGATTACTCATATATTATTTAATCATATAAAAAGATTATTGTTTTAATCAATTAATTCAATAGATTTTGCACAAGCATCTTGTTCTGCTTTCTTCTTAATTTTATGAACAGACTTACATAGAAATATAAAGGCCTTACCATCATTTTCTGATGCGATATCATGAACCTTTTCAAATGTTCCAAGTGTTCTAAATGAGATAGCATCATCAATCTTTACTTCATGTATTTGTTGCCCTAAACAAATAAATACACCCATAGTGTAACCAACTTCTGCATCATATTCTTCAGTTTCAATATAGTGTGGTGTAACCTTAAATTCTTTTTGTATCTTGACTTGAAGTATATTTTTAAAATTGTCATCATTATTAATGAGTTCATTCCAATTAACATGTTTTTCAAAAACATTTTCTATAAAAATCTGTGCATATTGAAATCCTGGTCCTGTTACAAAGAAATTATTAAATAATGCATTTTCATCATTCATCTCAGTTTTATTAAAATCTAAAAATAGTGCTCCCAGAAAAGCCTCAAATAAACATCCCAATTTCTTGTGATTAGTTCTAATACCTTTTTCTTCTGCGTGTTTAGAAATAATGTACCACTTATGTAAACGCATTTCATATGCAATTTTGCCAATAGCTTCGTTTTTCACTAAAGCAATTTTCTTTTCTGTCATAAATCCTTCGTTTTCTTTAGGAAAACGTCTATATAAATAAAATTTTACAATACATTCTAGAACACCATCACCTAAAAACTCAAGTCTTTCATTAGATTTACTACGTAATGGTAAACAATCCATAGGTTGTTCTGTAATTATAATATTGTTTTTTTCGTTTTCAATTTCGGGTCTTTTTGTATAAGAGCGATGATCAAAAGCCCTCTTATACAATTTTAAATTGGTGACTTTTCCAGGTAATCCGTACCTATTTAGGATTGATTGAACTTCCTTTAATGTTATTTCATTATTTATATTATTATATGGATTAAAAATTAATTTATCCCCCTGTTTAATAATATCGTCATCTAATTTACCTGACATATATTTAGTGAATTATTATATTTATATTGTTTTATAATTGTTGTTATAAAAAAAAATATATATGATATATATATAATGCGCACTTTAAACGGAAGAGCCAAAAATGCTAGTTCTTTAATTAATTCTGCTTCTACAGGTTCATGTGGAGGTCCTGCCAAAGGAGGAGTTGTTCAAGCTGTAGCATACCCAAGAATCGCAAAGGGCGTTCTTTTATCTAGAGCACCTAATCAACGCCAAATGGTATGCTCTATGGGAAATATGGTCCGTCAATACAGATACCAAGCTGGTAAGAAAATTTTGGGTTAAGTTATTTTATTTATACTTAAATACATATTAAATACTAATATATTTAATATGCAAATCATTTCAGATTGTCGTGAAAATTCTTTATTAACACAGTTACATGCTCAAAATGAATTTTATGACCTTAGTTTAAATATTACTTCTAAAAATTTACATTTAGGTGATATTATAATTAGTGATATTTCAGAGAATCCTATTGTCATTTTTGAAAGAAAAACATTATATGATTTAGCATCTAGTATAAAAGATGGTAGATTTAAAGAACAATCTGAGCGACTCATTAATTCAAATTCATTAAATAATCATAATATCTGTTATTTAATTGAAGGGAGCATGAATTCATATAATGAAAAAAAAGGTAGAATGGAAAAGAGAGCGTTATGGTCCGCATTAACCGACCTAAATTATTTTAAAGGATTTTCAATATTTAGTACTGTTGATACAAGACAAACAGCTGAATTTATTCTAAGATATTGTGATAAATTATCAAGAGAATTTAAAAAAGGGAAATTAACATATGAGCAAGTAACCTATTCTGATACTGTTAAAAGTGTGAAAAAAGAAAACATAACTAAAGAAAATATACACATAATAATGTTAAATCAAATACCTGGTATTAGCAGTAAAATATCAAAAGCTATCATGGATCACTGTGGAAATTTACAAAAACTAATTGATATATGTAATACAAATAAAGAAGAATTATTTGAATTATGTACTACTGATAAAAATGATAAAAAAAGAAAAATTAATAAAACTACAATCGAAAAATTAATAAATTTTTTAATATAATTTTATAATATGGGAGATTTATTGACTAATGATATTCTAGCACAAAAAGTGTCAACTGAACAGATTTATGCTATGTCCACAGATCCATGGAACCAATCTTTAATGTTATGTCCCGAGAAAAAACAAATGGTTAAATTTTTAGCAGATTATGCTAATAAAAATCTAAGATGTAAAGTAATAGTAGATATTGGTTGCGGGTTAGGTTGTTTTTGTAATTTTTTATATAATCATACCAAATTTAAAAAAATTATTGGTATAGATAATGCTAATTCTGCTATTGAAAGAGCTAATAAAAGCTTTGGGCATTTAGAAACTGTTTCTTTTGATGTAATAGATATATCGGACCGAATTTCAGCAATTAAACTACTTGCATATCAACCGAATGTAATATTGATGTCAGATATAACTTGGTGTATTATTGAAAAATTACCTGATATTAAAAGATATTTACGAGAAAATTTTAGAGGTAAATATTTAATACATGTTTTACAAATACCAGTTTATCAAGAATATACACAACTTATTACTAATCATGCAAGTATATTAAAATACTTCAATTTTGAATATATTTTTGATGGTGAGTTTTACAAAAATAAAGATGAAGAAATAGAATGTGTATCATACTTTTTGGCAAAAATTAAGTAAATTAATAGATATATAACTTATATAAATTATATATATATGATAAAAACACGATTACAGATAATGAATAATGAAAAACATCTGTTTAGATAGTTTCTTTATCTTGTTTAGTTCTTTTAGTAATCGCATTTTCATAATTAGCGATTAATTTTGCTGAATAATATGCGATAGCTGCTGCTATTCCGCCTATTAGAAATGTTTCAATACCTCCCATGATTTTATATTCTTTTACATAACCAAGTATGAAAAGTAGAAAGCCAAGTACATAAGAAGATATTAAAAATGGGTTATTAAATTTAAAGAAAAATGGAAGTAATGGAAAAATTCCGATTGTAGCAAATGAAAAAAATGTAATTAAACCAACCATTAATGCGTTTTGTCCTTTAACACGAGCTTTTTCTGCGAGGTAACTAGATACTCCCATACTAAATCCATCTGATAGTATAGCAGCTAAACCTAAAATTATAATAACGCTTGTTGATAAATCACCGCCTAAAGAACCAGCTATAATAGCAAATGTAGTGATTAATCCATCTACACCTCCATAAATTATTTCCGAATAATATTTAATCATATATTATATAAATAGAAAACAATAATATAATATATTAATGAATACCGATAATGAACGTCCTGATTGGAATGATTATTTTAAAGAAATTGTTCAAGTAACATCAAAAAGATCTCCATGTACGAGACTAAAAGTGGGTTGTTTATTAGTTAAAGATAATAGAATAATAAGTCAAGGATATAATGGATTTTTACCCGATTGTCCACATCATAGTATAATTAGAGACAGACATGAACAAGCAACTATTCATGCTGAACAAAATGCTATAAGTGATTGTGCAAAAAGAGGGGTTTCTTGTTTAGATTGTAAAGCTTATATAACACATTATCCTTGTGTTATATGTACAAGAATATTACTTGCTAGTGGAATATCTACTATATATTACATAGATGATTATAACAACGATAATTTAGTTAAATATTTCTGTGATTTGAAAAATGTAAAAATAGAGAAGTTGTAAATGAGAAAGGTGTTGGGGGGGCGAAAAGCTATCCACAAGAAGCAGGTGTCTAGGATTGTCTTTAACTCAGTATTTAAACAGCATACATACCACTAGCGATTGTTTTTCTGATATATTTGTTCATTTACTGTTTTATCAATTACTTCCTGTTCAACAGTTTTATCACTATATTTAACTCCACCCCAGTTACTCATCATAGCATTTGGACTATATTTACGTGTAACTTCATCCATAGAATACAATTTATCTAAAGGAGTATTTAATCCAATATATTGATTTTGTGAGTCATATCCTGGATATGAATTTTGATTAAATGGTTTATCATCATGATTAGAATCCAATAATTTAGAGTTTAACTGCATTTCACTTTTTTTTGGTTTAATTAATTCACTAGGTAAATTGTTTTGTAAATTATTAGGATCTTTTATTTTATAAACAGATTTTCCCTGTACGTCATATGATTGTTGCAAGAATAATAATGGACATCTAATATTATGGCTTCTTTGCCATTCAATAAATTCTGAATATTCTTCTAAATTATCGAACTGTATAGGATTAACTCCTGGAACTTCATCAAGTTTAGAATTATATAAAAATATTTTATCCCCTTTTTGAATTAACATGTCAGGACATCTATTACCAGAAAATGATTCAATTACATCATCACTTTTGTATGTTAAAACAACATATAATCCTAATAAAAAGAGTATGATAGCTAAAATAAATTTGGTAGTAACTTTATACATATATAATTATGTGATAAAATAAATCTAATAATAATATATATGGTAAAAGTTTATTATATAGAAAAAAGAAGTGACACTAAGAAAATAAAAGATTTAAATGCTGATATTAATAATAAAATAAAAGTTGTTTGTTTAATATATTTGAACGGTTGTCCAGCATGTGAAAGTGTTTCAGGTGATTGGTTAAATGCATCAAAAATATTTAAAAAGGTGCATAGTGACAATAATATTGCAATAGCTTATATAAATAGGGATGCGTTACCTGATATTGATTATAAACAAGAGGTTTTTGCATTTCCACATTTTTCCACAATTACGGGAAAAAACATAAAAAATTTTGAGCCTGATAGATCAGAATCTGGATTAATAAAATTTATGGAAGAACAATCAGAAAATGAAAAAGTAATGACAGGGGGTAAAAAGAAACCAAAAAGAAAATATACGCAAAGAAAAAATAAACACAAAAAGAAAATAACACAAAAGAATAAAAAAGATATGTACTATTATAACCAATCTAAGATGATAACAGATGGATATATAAAAACAGGTATACATTCAGTATACTATTCATGTTATGGAAATAAAAATGGTAAGCCTGTATTAGTAGTTCATGGGGGTCCAGGTGCTCCACCTTCACCTAAAACTACTAGAATGTTTAATCCTAAAAAGTATTTTATAGTATTAATTCATCAAAGAGGTTGTGGTAAAAGTACTCCAACAGGAGAATTAAAAGCAAATAATACACATGAATTAATAAACGATTTTGAAAAAATTAGAAAAAAACTAAATATTAATAAATGGATGTTACTTGGAGGCTCGTGGGGTTCATTTTTATCCCTTGTATACGCTATAAAATATCCTGGTAATATTTCAGAAATTATTGTATCTGGGATATTTTTAGGCGGAAAAGATGAAGTTGATTGGGTAAATAGTGGTACAGGTGCTAATTATTTTTTTCCAAAAGAATGGGAGGAATATATTAAACAAATACCTATAAATGAAAGAGATAACTTAATACAAGCTTATGGTAAAAGATTTGAGGGTGAACTAGGAAATAAAGTAAAAAATAAGGCACTATATAATTGGGCTAAATGGGAAGAATCTGTGGCAAACTTAGAACCGAATAACAAATCAGAGATAATAAAAAGTATCAAAAAAAATGATTTATACAAGACATTTGCTATGTTTGAATACCATTATTTTAAAAACAACTGTTTCGTCCCTAAAAATTACTTGAAAAACAAGGAAGTATATAAGGTATTAAAAAATATACCTGTTGAAATTATTCATGGTAGGTATGACATGATATGTCCCGCATATATTGCATATGACTTACATAAATACATTCCTCATTCTAATTTATATTTTACAACAGCAGGACATAGCTCTTCAGATATAAAAAATAGAAGGAAAATAATTGAAATTACTGATAAATATGTTTAAAATTGATTTATAATCATATAAAAATATTATTATAAATTAACGTAAGAATATGAGCCTAGAGTATCGATTATTTGATTTTAACATCTCAAATAAATCTTTTGAAGATGATTTGGATGATGATGATAGTGGAGAAGAAGTAAATTATAAAGATAATAAAATGTTTGAAATTGAAATGTTCGCAATTAATGAAAAAGGAGAAACAGCTTCAATAACAGTTTCTGATTATATGCCATTCTTCTTTGTAAAAGTTGGTCATTCGTGGAAGGACAAAGATGTGAAGGTATTCTTGGATCAAATTAAAAAAGAGATTAAACCTTATTGGCACGATAGTATTATATCTTGTAAATTAGTAAAAAAGAAGAAACTTTATGGTTTTGATGGAGGTATTAATCACAACTTTATAGAAATGACATTTAAAAATACGATGATAATGAATAAAATAAAATATCTGTTTTACGATGATAATAATAAGCAAAAGTTGAAAAGAGGGTATTTATGTAAAGGAGTATATACACAACTTTATGAAGCGAATATCCCTCCTCTACTTAGATACTTTCATGTTGAAAATATTAGTCCATCGGGTTGGGTAAGACTTGATAAATTTCGTGAAACAAAAGGTAATTCTAAAAGAACTAGATGTTCAAGAGAATTTAAAGTAAAATGTGGTGATTTAAAACCGTTAAATGATAAGGAAACACAGGTACCATACAAGATATGTAGTTTTGATATTGAGGCTAGTAGTAGTCATGGTGATTTTCCTTTACCTAAAAAAGATTATAAGAAATTAGCAACAAATATTATTGATATTTGGAAATCACATACAAATATTTCGGATTTAAAAGCTAAGAAATTAATTGAAACATTAGTATTATCTGCTTTTGGATATGGATCAAATAATGATATAGATTTAGTCTATCCTAAGTGTGGTCGTGTTGATAAAGAAGAATTATCAAATACAATTAAGGAATGGTTAAAAAAAAGAGTAAAAACAGATGATAAAGAAACAAAGGAAGAACAAACTTATGATTATGAAGATATTGAAGAAGATATTACAGCATTTAAATTTGGTAATCAAAAGAGTAAATTTTTGAAAAAAGATGTTTCAGTATATGATATTATTACCAACAGTTCATATGAATATGATGATAAGATAACGTTACTAACTAAATCATTTACTAATGTATTTCCCGATTTAGAAGGTGATAAAGTAACATTTATAGGGTCTACTTTTTGGAGATATGGTGAAAAAGAACCATACTTAAACCATTGTCTAGTTCTAAATGAATGTGATCAATTGTCACAAGATAAAACTCAAATTGATACAGTTAATAATGAGAGTGAACTACTTGTATCATGGAAGGATTTAATTTTAAAAGAAGACCCTGATATTATAATTGGTTATAATATATTTGGTTTTGATTATCAATTTATGTATGAACGTTCTGTTGAAACTGGGTGTCAACGACAGTTTCTTGAAATATCTAGAATAAAAAAAGAAATTTGTCACGAAGAATACTCTCCTGGTAAATTTAGACTCGCTCAAACTAAAATTGTAATCGCTAGTGGAGAACATGACTTGAAGTATGTTAATATGACAGGACGTCTTCAAATTGATCTTTATAATTATTTTAGACGTGATTATAATCTAGATTCGTATAAACTTGATTATGTTGCTAGCTACTTTATTGGTGATAAAGTCAGTAAATTTGAAAATATAGATTCTCAAACAATCATACATACCAGTAATATGACTGGATTATATATTGGAAGCTTTGTTCATTTTGAAGAAACAAGTCACAGTACAGATTATTATAAAGATGGTGATAAATTTAAAATTGTAGATATTAATAAGGAAAATAAAACATTTACACTTGATAGTATTGAACAATTTGATATGTCAAAAAGTGTAAAATGGGGAATGTCAAAAGATGATGTTACTCCGCAAGATATTTTTAGAATGACTAATGAAGGCCCTGATCAAAAAGCCATAATTGCAAAATATTGTATTCAAGATTGTAACCTTGTTCATCATCTAATGAATAAAATTGATGTTGTCACAGGATACATAGAGATGTCAAAGATTTGTAGTGTTCCTATGAACTTTCTTGTTATGAGAGGTCAAGGTATCAAACTTACTAGTTTTATTGCTAAAAAGTGCAGAGAAAAAAATACATTAATGCCTGTTGTTGACAAAAAGTTTAATGATGATGGATATGAAGGGGCTATCGTTCTCGATCCAAAATGTAATCTTTATTTGGAAACGCCTGTTGCATGTGTGGATTATGCTTCTCTATATCCCTCTTCTATGATTAGTGAAAATCTATCACATGATAGTAAAGTATGGACAAAAGAATATGACCTAGATGGTAAACTTATATATGAAAGTGGCGAAAAAGATGAAAATGGTGAATATGTATTTGATAATATGGATGGATATGAATATGTTGATATCACATATGATACATTTAAATATATTAGACCAAAATTTGGTGCTGCTCCAGTAAAAACATTATCTGGTAAAAAAATATGTAGGTGGGCACAATTCCCTAATGGAGAAAAAGGTATTATGCCATCTATATTGGAAGAATTGTTAAAAGCAAGAATGGATACAAGGAAGAAAATTAAAACTGAACCAGATCCTTTTATGCAAAATATTCTTGATAAAAGACAACTTAGTTATAAGATTACAGCTAACTCTCTATATGGTCAATGTGGAGCTAAAACTAGTACTTTTTATGAAAAAGATGTTGCCGCTTCTACTACTGCTACTGGACGATTACTACTTACCTATGCTAAGAGAATTATTGAAGAAGTTTATGGTGATGCTATTTGTGATACAAAGAATTTTGGAAAAGTTCGTACAAGGGCAGAATATATATATGGAGATACTGATTCTGTATTCTTTGCATTTCATCCTGAAAATCCCGAAACAGGAAAAAAAATTGTCGGAAAAGATGCACTTGAAATTACTATTGAACTTGCTATAGAAGCTGGTGAATTAGCATCTAAATATCTAAAAAGACCACATGATTTAGAATATGAGAAAACATTTATGCCATTCTGTCTACTTTCAAAGAAAAGATATGTTGGTATGTTGTACGAAACTGATATTAATAAATGTAAACAAAAAAGCATGGGTATTGTCTTGAAAAGAAGGGATAATGCTCCTATTGTTAAGGATGTATATGGTGGTATTATTGATATTCTTATGAAAGACCAAAATATTCAAAAGGCTGTTGATTTCCTTTCAAAGTGTCTTAGTGATCTAAAAGATGGTAAATATCCATTAGATAAACTAATAATTACAAAATCACTTCGTTCTAATTACAAGGCTCCCGAATCTATAGCTCATAAAGTATTAGCTGATAGAATAGGTAAAAGAGATCCAGGTAATAAACCTTCGTCTGGTGATAGAATTGCATTTGTATATTTCCATAATAAGAACAATCCAAAATTACAAGGTGATAAAATTGAAACACCAACATTTATGTTAGAAAATAATCTAAAACCAGATTATTCACATTATATTACAAATCAGATAATGAAACCAGTACAACAGTTATTCGCATTAGTTCTTGAAGAAATTCCAGCATTCAAAAGAAAGCCATTTATTGTAAAGGATTTTAAAAAGAAGGTTAAAAATATTAAGGAAGAATTTGGAGATGACCGTGTTAAAATGGATAAAAAGATGGAAGACTTACGTAATAAAGAAGTAAAGTCAATATTGTTTGATAGTTATTTAAAAGAAATATCAAATGCAAAAAATAATATTCAAACTATTGATAGTTTCTTTATAAAAAAACGATAAAATATATATATATATATATAGATGTTTGGAATTGGGAAAAACACAAATAATAAAATTGGAGATATTTCTTTTTTAACTTTTTATTCAGTTGTTTTAGCAAGATTGGCATATTTTACAAATATTAATTTTTTAAGTGTTTATCTTGAAACATTTGGTGAAAATAAAATAATTCCTAAAATACTAACTGATAAAATAAGAGATGCTGTTTCAGAAGGAAAAGATTTGTTTAATGACGATGTTGTTTTAAATGATTATTTAAGTGGTCCTAAAAATCATACAGTTAATTTTAGTCCAGTTATGGTTAATTTTATTGATGATAAAGATAACGAAAATGACGTTAAACACGCAGGAATAGCACCAGGTAGTGGAAGTAATGTAACAGTTAATAATGAAATTTTTGAAAAGGAAGGAATGAAGCATATTGATTTTTATGATATGGCAAAAAAAATAAATTTAGTAAATACAGCTGCAGTTCATAATAAATATCAAAAAAAGGACGAAAACAAGATAGAATTTAAAGATAACGAACCATTCAATAGTATACCTCAATCTAGAGTTAAATATTATTCAATTGCTAATGATAGTTATGGAGGTACATTTATATTAGCAGATACAAATATCCCTAATGCTATTTTTGTTATTTTTAGAGGGACATATAGTGCAAAATCAGCTGGAACATATACACGACCTGATTCACTAGTACCACAAAGTGGACGTGCTGGTCAAGGTCATAAATATTTGTATGGTATATCTAATATTACATATTCAACGCTACATAATATTATGTCCTGTATTAATGATTTAGTAACATTCTTAGGAAAAGAATCAGAAGAAAAATCAATACAAATAATTACAACAGGTCATTCGTTGGGTGGTGGATTAGCAACTACATTTTCTTTGATATTTAATGGAAGATTAGAAGAATTTCAAGTATTGCTTCCAGATTTAAAAGCAATAAAAAGTGAAATATATACTGTTTCAGTAGCTGCTCCAAGAGTTTTAGCAACAGAAACAAGTGAAGCATTTTGCGATCTTACTACTCCCAAAAATGAAGGAGATGATGCTATACCTAAAATACACTTTAGAAGAATAGCAGCAAGAGGAGATCCTGTTCCAGGACTTCCACCATCGGGTCCAAAGAGTACTGGATTTAGACATCCATGCGAAATGGATAAGGATAAAAAGAGTAGTCCAAACTATGAGCGACATAAACAAACTTACCGACATATTACAGGAGCTATAGATACGAAATTAAATATAAATTATAATGAAGATGTTGATGCAGATAATGTAAGGAGAAGACATTATGCTCCAAATCCAATAAAACACACTACTTATTTGAAAATTAAATTTACAAATGCTGTAGAACTTATGGGCTTTGCTGCATCTTCTTTGCCAACACGTTTTAAAAAACCATCACAACAATCAGAAACAACAACTATTAAAGGTGAGAGTGTTACACGATTAATAACAGGTGAGGCAACGAATCAAGATAATATGGCATACGGAATGAATGTTATGAAAACAGCTGATTTACGTATGGGTACTGACGATCGTGAAGCAGATGACAAAAAATTAATTGGTTTTTTTAATACAGTTAAAAATAACATGAAAACACTTTCTCATGATCATACAGAACTTCATAAAGTTCAATTTGAGGAAAATGAATTACATAAATTATCAGCTGAGGCTTCTGGAACACAAGCAGAAGCAGCACCAGTAGAAGCACCAGCACCAGCACCAGCAGCACCAGCACCAGCAGCAGGTGGAGCAAAGAAAAGAAGAAGAACACAAAAAAAGAAGGCTACAAAAAAGAGGAAAGCAATGAAAAAACGAAGAAAAACTATGAAAAAACGAAGAAAAACTATAAAAAAACGTAAAGGAACAAAAAGACGCCAACAAAAATAAATATTTTGTAATAATATAATGTTAATAATTTTGTTTATTATATTATTTAATGGACTTCTTTCAAATAGAGTTCTTTCAAATAAAGTTTTCAACTTGACTACATCTAATCTAGTAATGGTGAAAAATGAAATAAACCAAGAAAGTGTTAGTTATGCTATCGAAAAAATACAGAATTCAAATAATACTTCAAGTTTAATATTATATTTAGATTCACCTGGGGGTCATGTTGAAGATGGGTTAAATTTAATAACTGAGATACAAAAAAATAATATCACGTGTATTGCTGAGAGAGCATACAGTATGGCATTCGCAATATTACAAAGTTGTAATACTCGTTATATTCTTCCCTCTGGTAAATTAATGCAACATCAAATTTCATTTGGTATTCAAGAATCATTATACAAAATACGAAACTATGTATCCTATGTAACACAAATGGAAAGTTATCTAACCAAAATCCAAGCAAAAAAAATTAAAATGACAGAAAAACTTTTCATAGATAAAATATCCAACGATTGGTGGTTATTTGGTGAAAACGCGATATTTAATAATGTTGCTGACGGTATTGTTAATGTAAAATGTAGTAAAACATTAATTGATAAAAATTTTACTCAAACAGTTAATGGTAAAAAGGTTACTTATTCAAATTGTCCGTTGATACATAAAGAACGTGAGAAAGAAAAAAGTGAAACAAATTTTTTTTACTTTTTATAAAGTATTGTTACTAATATAATATATAAAAATATGTTATATTAGAATATATAATGTCTATAAATCTAGATGATATATATTGTAATCATTACCTTGTAAGTGACAAATTAAAAAATATATGTAAAAAAAATGCAGTACATGATTCTTTTATGGTTAATGAATTGTTAACGTCTTTTCATATTAAAGATAGTATACACTACTATTCGTTAATGAATAATAATTATGATCTTTATGAAGAATATCTACATGAATCAAATCAAAAAGACCATAATAAAAAACAATTTTTAGAATTGTTAACTAATTTTGATGTTAATAAAATGAAAAAAATAAAAATAAACTATCGTTATGATAAAAATAAATATTTTATTGAAGACGGATGTCATAGATTATCAATATTACTATATAAAAATATCATTACAGATAAGGTTCCAATACAATATTTACAAATTGGTAATAATAATTGTTTTTATTATGTAATATATGATCATGGTATGGATAAATTAAACTCAATATGTAGTGAAATTGAGAAAAATAAAATACGTATTGATAAAAAAATAATATTAGATTTACCTAGAAATATTTTTCCTATGTTTGTTATGGGTTTATATACTAATGAACAACAACATCATATTATAGCAAAAAATAGATATATACTTGAACAAAATAAACATAAAAATTCTATGAAATTGTCTATATTACTTGTTAGTGTTCCAATCGCTCATTCTATGAAAGTAGCTGACAGCTTTAAATGTAGAGAAATAGAATTAACTAAACGACATATTCGTAATTTATATAACCCAAGATTTTCTAATCCTGAAGAAAAAATAGAGCCATTAAATAAGGGTGTCTCTCATCATCATGTAATACATTCTACTGATTTTCCCGTTGAGTTTCCTTCGATTTATAGTATATTAGACAATTATAGTTGTTATACGATGATAGATTTACAAATGTTTTTCAAAGATATGGAAGACTATGTAATTATAAAAAAAAGTGAGAACTTTCCGATGTTTAATGTTAGTAGAGATGATGTTGATGTGTTATGTTTAGATATGAATAAAACAATTAAACATCTTGAAAATGTATTATATAATAATTATAGTAAATATGTGTGTCATTATGATAGTAAAAATGAACAATTAAATATATATTATGGTAATATAAGTTATAATAATTTTATTGTTAAATTTGATTTGTTTGACGATATATGTAAAATGTATCCGTTATATAATATACCTGTAAATTTAACAAAAGAAGTAATACAAAGCAGTATTATGCAAAATAACATAAAGATCCCCTTATTGAAACATGAATTAATGATACGACAACTAGAATATGATACATATATTCAAAAACGACCTGATAAAGTGAAACATTTAAATTATATTAAATGTCATCCAAATGAAGGATATATGAAATTTGAAAAGAGATGATTTCTCTCTTGGTCTTCTTGAAAAGGGATTATAATATGGGGATGTCCATGTATATACATATGGGGCATCCATAATATTTAGAGGATCAATCGAAAATTATGAGAGACGAGAGAAAAATAATAGTAATATAATATATATAATGGGATTTGGAAATGTTATTTTTAAAATTATAACAGCAGCCGGAGGATTATATAGTACTACTCATATGGGAGCTGCACCAACAAAACATGATGCTCTTGAATTGGCATTCGATAAAGGTCGTCAGTTATCAGACATAAATCTTAGAGAAATATGTAGTGAACCCAGCAATTATGTTTATGAACAAGGGGAAAACGGAGATCATTTTGTTACATGTAAAATACCTGATGGATATATCAATGATGGAAGTAGAGGAGGACGTAATATGCTAGGCATAAAATCTAAAAAAACAAAGAAGAGAAAACCAGCAAAGAAATCTAAAAAAACAAAGAAGAGAAAAACAAAATCTCTTAAGAAGAAAAGAAAACAAACAAAGAAGAGAAAAACTCGCAGAAATTAAGAATATAATTACAAATAATAATCTATTTATAATTATATATGAGTAAAGAATCATTTATTACTGGCCCAAAGATTTACATGCGTAATTCATCAAGTTTTTTCGCATGGAACAGAAAATTAGGAGCTAACTTACAACCCAAGAAATATTTAGATAGTAGTGAGGTAACTAGTGATGATACACCAAGAGTTAGACCTGCCCAAATGAAAATGTTCGCAGCAAGAGCTGGACCCACATCAGGAAAAGGTATAATAAATGTAACACGACAAGATTCATCACAAGTAACTCAAGATAGAAGAGCGATGGCAATATCAAAGGGTAATTTAAACGAAAATAACAATAAAACATATGATACAAGTTTTGTAAAATCAAAATTACGAAGAACACGAAGTTCAGGTACAGTAGCACCAGCTAAAAAAGCTGCAAATCCTGCTGCTCACTGTGTAAGTTGCAAACATGGTTAATTAAATAACCTGAATAATTAGCAATATATACCAATAAATGCATAATAAGTACTACAGCCATTTTTGTCGTAAATGGTGTTTTTTTATCCAATATAGAATAAACAGGATCTCCTGTCATAAGTATCCAAGGACCCCATATAAATATTAACCAAATATATACCCATAAATAACTATATATTAGTGTATTATTATCAAATATATAATTAGATTGAGTATTATGATAAAAAACAATCATGTATGGAAAAGTATGATTTATTTCACAATGTATTATTTGTAAACTCTGTATTATTTGTTTATTCACTCTATCATCGGTGTCCTTCATATTAAAAAAACACTTTGTAATGTAATAAGCAAATGTAATTACAAAAAGTATATTGTGTGATATAGGAAGATATTCAGGATAAAAATAAAATAAAAAATTAGCATAATGACCAGTATCAGTTAGTCGAATTAAATGCTTCCATTTATATAAAGATGGATTAGGATAAAATTTTGAAAAGCAAAAATAATAATTTGCCGAAAAAGATTTCAGATAAATATAAAATGATAATAAAGGGTATTTTAACGATAAATAAGAGCATCCAAATATAATGTATACACCATTTTCAATAATAATATTATACAAATTCATATAATATAATTTATAATAAATTATTTAAATCAATTAAAAAAATTATTTACCACTAAATAGTGACTTATTTAATAAATATCCTGACATCCATGTACCTACTGTAACCCACATAGTATCAATAGTATCAGAACCGGTTCTAATTATCCAATTTAAACCCTTACAATATGGAGTACTATTCATTATAGGAGAAGCAAAAAAGCCTGTAATGCTCCAGTTATTACAGCTAGTTGCGTATAAATGTGTTGCACCATAATGAAGACCGATCCAAATACCATAAATACCAACTGAATTATAAATATACGGATGAATAGTTGTAACATATTGTGCTGCATGTGTATAATATGGTGTAATATCCATTATAATACAATATATTAAATTAGCTTTGAATCATTTTACGTAAATTAATCTTTTTCTTTAAGCATTCTAATTTTGAATAATCTACTGAAATTCTAATTTTTTCAGTAATACAATTAACACAATCATTACAAATCGAATAAACACTATTATTAATATGGTCAAAATGAATTCCACAATCTTCAGTATAACAAAATACATTACTACAATTTCTACAATCTACAAGAAACAAATTTTTCTCATTACACAAATTGCAATTATTACTATTACTATTAGTAATTATATGTTCCATTACATAAATCTATAAAAAAATATCTTTATTAAAACAAATCATTTTTTTTTAAACAAAATTATGTGATAGGTCAAATATATTATTAAAAAAGACTCCTGTGTTAATATTATTATTAGAAGAGTCTAATGGAGTGAAAGAGAAAGAACGAAGATTATTAGATAGTGATCGCATAAGTTGAGTAGTAATTTCATTAGCAATAGCATTATCATTATCATTTAATAAATTGTCTACATTTCTACGTATTTGTATATTAAATTCGACTTCAGGTTCAGGTTCATTTTCATGTTCATTTTCATGTTCAGGTTCATGTTGAGATTCATGTTGAGATTCATGTTGAGGTTCATGTTCATGTTCAGTAGCAGATTCTGATTCATTTTCTATATCAGGCTCTGGTATAGTATGCTGTTGACTATCAGTTTCATTAATAGCAGATAAATTATTTCTAGAAGTTTGATTATTTCGATGTTCTCGAATATCAAATCTACATAGGGGACACCTAACGTTAGTCTCAAACCATGTTTGAATTTCACTAGAAAATATATGACCACAATATATAATTCTAGTAACTAATTGATCATTATTAAACCTTTCAAGAGAAATAGGACAACTGTTATTAGGTGGATCAAATATATTACCAAAACGAACAACTTCTGTAGCTTCTCTAATTTGTAATGCAGAAGGTCTAACAACAACAGGAGATAAATTTTGACCAATTGCATCAATTAATAAGCCATGAAAATTATTATTAAAATATCTCCTAATATATTCAGATTGATTATTATTACCAATATTAGAATTAATCATGGTATTTCTACGATTATCATTACTTCTGTTAGTAGTAGTTCTATGACTACCAATAATACTATCATACGGTATAGTATTTCTTTGTATAGGAATATGAATAGGTGTAGGATTGGGTGTAGGATTGGGTGTAGGAATAGATGTAGTAAATCTAGGTAATTGATGGTTAATGTTATTATTATTAATAATTCTTCTTAATTCTTCATTTTCATGTCTTAATGTATAAATAGTATTTCTAGTATTATTATAATCACCATTAATATATCTCCTTAAGGCTGATTCCTGATTATTAATAACGTTAACTATATCGTTCATAGTTCGTTGTGATGATATAATAAATCGATTATACGTACTAATCATTTCTTCATTCATTATATATTAATATATATATATAAATGATGTAAACTGTTTAAATAATTAATTATATAATATCTTATGGATTTAACAAAATATAAAAATAAAGGATTAACAGGATTAGTTAATCTAGGAAATACATGTTTCTTAAATTCTGCAGTACAGTGTATTTCACACACATATGAATTAAATGAATTATTAGACAACCCTTTATTATTTAATTATATGAATAAAAATTCTAGTTCCGTCTTATTAAAAGAATGGAACGAATTAAGAAAGTTAATGTGGTCACAAAACTGTACAATAGCACCAAAAGGTTTTGTAACAGCGATTCAAAAAGTAGCAAAGGAAAAAAATCAAGACTTATTTACAGGATATGAACAAAATGATTTAAGTGAATTTTTAACATTTTTATTAGGTTGTTTTCACGATAGTTTAAAAAGAGAGGTAGATATAGTTCTTAAAGGTGAAATAAAAAATTTCAAAGATAAGATAGCAGTAAAATGTTTAGAGTCATACAAACGATTACAGGAAAAAGAATATAGTGAAATAATTGATTTATTTTATGGTATTCAGGCATCTTTAATATACCAAAAAGAGGTAGAATATGAAAATCTAGATGAAAAGGCCGTATTAAGTGTAGCTTCAGAATCATTTTTTATAATCAATCTACCAATTCCATTAAAAAAACGAAATATAAACATTTATGATTGTTTCGACAGTTTTACCGAAGTAGAAGTATTAGATGGAGATAATAAATGGTATAATGAAAAAACAAAACAAAAAGAAGCAATAAACAAGAAGACATGTTTTTGGAAATTACCCAAGATATTAATCATAGATATTAAAAGATATGATATAAACAATTCAAAAAAACAAAATAATATTGATATACCACACACTATTGAACTATCAAAATATGTCATAGGATATAAAAAGGATGACAATACATATGAATTATTTGGTGTATGTAATCATAGTGGTGTAACTGGAGGAGGTCACTACACAGCAAATGTAAAAAACGCAGATGGAAAATGGTATAATTATAACGATTCGTCTGTTTCTGAAATAAAAAAAGAATTAGTAGTAACAGCAAAAGCATATTGTTTATTTTTCAGAAAGAAATTATTATAAACCACCATTTCTAACTATTCTTTCAATCATTTTCTCATCATATGATGGATAATGTATAATATTAGTATTGACATCTGTTTTAGGTATAATACCATTATCACTGTAATGTTTACTTACACGAGGATTATATTCAATTTTATTTACACCAAAAATAGTTAAAGAATTGTTTTTATTAAAAATGACAAGCGGAGATTTAATAGACTTTTGTAGGTGAATTAATAAAGTTTTCATTATAAATTATATAAATAAATATGTTTATATAATTTCAGTATTAAATTAAATCATTAGATATAGGATTTGCTTTTGGCATAAAAGGCTTAAAATTTATAGTGGAAATAAAAGTTTCTTGTGTACAATCCATATTATTTCTGGGATTATTAGCCCTATGTTGAATAGCATATTGTTTTCTATTTTTAGGTATATCACAAACATCATATATTTTTTGTTTATATGAACTGTTATAATCATCAATATCTTTATCGATTACACGTTCATTAACAATAACACCCATTTTAAATGTATAAACATTAGCATCAGTATTAATTTTTTTAGAATACAATACTTGTTGATTGCCATTTAATAATGAGACGGTTGCATTCATAAGTGTTGTATCTGTAATTAATCTAACAGCATATAACTCGTCATGATCTTTGGCAGTATAAAGTCCTAATTTAACAGTTTCTTTTTGTACAAGAGTATTATTACTACCATCGGTTACAATATTTTGATATTGGTCTGAAAAAATATTATTTGTTAATGTTGTTTTAATATCATTTGTCATTCCTTCCAAATAATGGTCTTCCATGTGACTATTGTATAAAGATCTATTTTGATCATTATAATATCTATATTCGGGTCGTGCATTATGATTATTGTGTCTATGATTACGAGGGTCATGATGTTCATTATAATGGGATTCATCAATTGGCTCTCTTCTATGTCCTGTATGTCCATAGTGATTGTAGTAATGATTATTATTTTGATTATTTCTATATGTGTTGTTATAATATACATCTCTAGTACCGGTGTTTAAATTAATATCTAAATTAGGACATGTATCAGGTTTATTTCCACTTAAATCACTATTATTATCATTTTCAGTTATGAAAGCACTTACAATATCAACCGTTCCCTTGTTAGCTATGTTAACAACACCCATATTTTGTGCATCAGATGATCCTTCCTGAGGGGGCGACTTCGTTTTTTCCCATACTTGTATTTCAGATAATGAAACACCCTTATTATCTGTTGGAGTATTATATTCAACAACAACGAATTTAATACCATCATCGGGTACAGATTGTGGGGTACCTAAATCATTATATAACAACCCATATTTTTTTAAATAATGTTCCCATACAGGAGTTCCATTAGGACATTTTTCAGTATTTCCTAAACCTTGTCTATAACCGGAACCATATCCATTACCACTATGTAGTCTAGTATGTAATTGATGTAAATAAGCATGTTTTTGACATTTCTGTGTACCACATATGCTACATTCATCCGAATTGTTATTATTAATTCCAAATGTAAAATTTATAGATAAATTATAAATGTAAAATAGTAAAATAAATATTACTATGATCATTATTCCACTTATACCACTAATAATATCAAGGGCAACAAGAATAATAACAATAATTATTGGAAAAAATGCAACAACTAAGTTCATGAAATTCTTATATAACTGTTCTCCTTTTATTTCAGTAGACATATATATATATAATAACTTTAAAATATATATATGTATTAATTATTTTTTTTATTAAACTTTCTTGTTTTTTTATTATGTTCATTATTTTTTTTTCTAGTATTTTTAATTTTTTTTTTGTTAGGCACATCAGATATAACATCGTCAATATTTTCTGATTTAAAGAATGTATTAAATAAATTATCAGATATACATTTGGGGTTATATAATAAGCTAGTTTCACAATTTTTACAAATATTATCATTATTTACAGTATAAAAAAACGGTATTGCTAAATGAGCTAATTTATTATGATTTATAAAAGAAAACATATTATTTTCAACCTCCATAAATGATATATACATTTAAATTTTTGAAAAATACCTTTTTATTTCTGGTACAATAGTTGTTTCTCTACTAGTTTTGATATGCTCTATAATTCTATCGACTTGATCTTCTTGAAAAAGGTCTGATAAACATTTTTCTAATAGTTTATATGTAATTGCTCCTTGTGTTTTGTTTTTTGTAAATTTTAACTTACCACCTGTAATCTCAACAACATTATCATCTAAATTGTTTTCTTCAACAAAGAGATTAATTTTATCAGATACTTCATTTTTTTCTTCTCTGATTTCTTTACATTTATCATTTAAAATTTTCAATTTATTATCCAATATAACCCATTTTTTAATACTATCAACAAACGTATTCTGATCCATTTATATTATAAAAAATATAATATAAATAATAATTTAATTTATTAAGAACGTTTCTTCATTCTGCGAGCTAATCTTCTTTGTGCACCCCATAAGCCAAAAGGTACAATAGCAGAACTGATAACACTTCCTAAAAATCCTCCTTTTCTTCGACGTGTTCTTTTATTTTTTCTTGAAGCTCCACCACGTTTACTCTTAGTTTTCATTTTCTTCATGGACTTTCTTCTACGTGATCCACCTGTAAGAGTATTTGTTTTAGAAGTAGGACTCAACGCCTTAGCGGTTTGCTCTGCTAAACCACCAACTTTTGATGATACCCAAGATGCACCATCTCCACCGCGGTAATTTTTTCGGGTTGCCTTAGCCATATATATATACCAAATATTATATTATTTTATCATATAAAATTCTACTACGCAATAATAAAATAAAATTTCCTAAAATTATAAAAAAACTAATTATGACAAAAACCATAGATAGTATTATATAAGGGTATATATCTGATAATAACAATTCAATAATAGGTTTAAATAATTCTCGAATTTGAATTTTAACATCTTTATTTTTTAATACATCCATTATTTCAGTATAAATAATATTTTTAGTAGAACTCTCCATTATATTGTTCTATATTTAAAATAATTCATTATAATACGTATGCGTCTATAATTTTTTATTTTTTTATGATATAAAAACATGAGTGATTATAAAATTTTAGTACCAAATGATACTTTTGATTTTACCAAATTATCTTTAGTAAATCCAATAACTTTACAGGGTGGTACATTTTTTACTAAATTGTTAAACAACAATAGTGAACTTTACATACAAACTCCTGTGTGTACAACAAAAAATGGTTTTGTAAAAACTGCAAAAAAAATAAACTGTGATATTTTGTTTGAAAAAACGAATTCATTATTTATTGAATGGTTGGAAAATTTAGAAGACCATTGTCAAAAATTAATATATGAAAAATCAAAAGAATGGTTTCAAGATGAGATAGAATTAGATGATATTGAAAATGCATTTACAAGTAGTATACGAAGTTATAAATCAGGTATGTTTAACATGATTAAAACAAGTACAGAATCTCCTAGAATTACACATAGTATTGGTAATCTTTCAATTTATGACCAACAAGAGAAACAATTGAAAATAGAAGATGTTTCAAAAGATAACAATATTGTATGTATACTACAAATACATGGTGTAAAATTTACTCAAAAGAATTTTCAAATATTTATTCAATTAAAGCAAGTAATGGTTTTAAATGATAATATGTTTAGTAAATGCCAAATAAAACCATCAACCGAAGTAACATCACCAGAAGTAACATCATCAAAAAAGATTTCATTAAAATCGGATGATATTGAAACTACACAAGAAAATAATGAATCAAGTGAAAATATAGATGATGAAGAAGATTCAAATACAACAATTACAAATAATAATTTAGAAAAAACACAAGATTTGGAACAAGAAGAGATTAATTTAGAAAACACAGAACAAACAAGTTTAGACAAAATTGATGATAAAAAAACAGATGAAAATTTAGAAGAATTATCAACTTTAGCTTCCAACGATATCGAAGAATTCAATTTTAACTTAGACCCCGAAAGTTTAGAAGAAATTACATTAAAAAAACCAGATGAGGTTTATATGGAAATTTATTCTGAGGCAAGAAAAAAAGCAAAGGAGGCAAAAAAACAAGCATTACTTTCTTATTTAGAGCTAAAAAAAATAAAGTCTGAATGGGATATTAATGATTTGGAAGATAGTGATGATGATTTGGATAAAGCCTTGAATAATATAATTATAAAAAAGAATGCCAATAGTTTTGAAGAATTAGAACAAAATTAGTAAATAAATGATATTTTTAAGAAAAATTTTTTATCAATAGTTTTATATAATGAGCATGTTAAGTTCTTTAAAGAAAGTTGTTGATAAAGGCGTAACATTAGTAAAATCTAATTTTGTAATGTTTTTTGCTGCTTTTGTTATTATTTACCTATTGATGAATTATGGTAATACAAAATCTTCTTTGCAATCTGGTATGACTAATTCTGATAGTGCACCAACACAAACACAAGCTAGTGCACCAGCCGCAACTACTCCTGATAATGAATTCCAAAGTGTACAAGGCATTACAACAAGCACACACGGTCTACCTGCTGCATGCATGAAGCAATCAACAGTTGATCCTAAGGAATTACTTCCTAAAGATGCTAACAGTGATTGGGCATCACTTAACCCTAACGGTTCTGGTGAGTTAAGTGAGGTAAATTTGTTGAAGGCAGGACATCAAATTGGTATTAACACTACAGGACAATCACTTCGTAATGCTAATTTACAAATTCGTTCTGAACCACCTAATCCTCAAATGAATGTTGGCCCATGGCACCAAACAACTATAGAACCCGATACTATGCGTGTTCCCCTTGAATTAGGTCAAGGTAACCAATAATTATATTAAAAAAATATAAAATGTGAATAAAATATATGTCTAATATTAATATTTTAGGATATGTTTTGATTGTAGTCATATTATTGTTATCTCTGAAAATATATTTAGATTCTGATACATTTAATTTAAGATGTATTATTTCAGAAGTAGATGGTAATAAATATTGTGTTCGAGAACGTTCAAAGATAACTATGGCCGCTGATTTATTAGCAAAAGTTACGCAAAAATTAAAAGAACTAGTTGAATATGTCGGAAAAAAATACCCTGAAAGAGAAAATGTACAAAGATTAGTTAAAAATTTCAATCCAACAAAAATACAAGAAACATTACCTACTAGTAAATTAACTGCATATAGTGAAAATAAAGGTGAAAAAATAGCATTTTGTCTTACTACACAAAAGAAAAATAATGATTTAATCGATATTGAAACTCTAACTTTTGTTGGTATTCATGAGCTAGCACATCTTGCTAGTATAACTGTTGGTCACCAACGAGAATTTTGGGATAACTTTAAATTTCTTCTAGAAGAAGCAAAAGAATCAAATGTATACAATCCCGTTGATTATAAAAAAAATCCAAAAGAATACTGTGGTATGAAAATTAGTGATAGTCCATATTATGATTTGTAATTAGTAATTGTATATATTAATAATATAAATATATACAAATAATATATATATGTTAGAAGTTTTTAAAATACACTATATAAATGATAATGATACAAGTAAAATACTTATTTATTGTGGAGATAAAAAAGAATATTATAAAGACCATTTAGATGAAATTTTAAATGACGTAGATTATGAAAAATATATCAATAACGTAATTGAAATTGTCTTTGTAGATGACTATATACATAAGGATGATACTATTGAAAATATTAAATTCAAATTAATGAATCATGACAAAGATTTATTATTTGAAGAAATTTATTTATTTGGATATCAACTAAAATTTTTAAATATTGCTAACATTTTGAAAGTGATTGAAACAAGTGAATATGATGAAAATATACTTATCAATAATTTAAAATCAAATATTAATGATGATATATTTAATAAATTTTTAGATTTTAGTAGTGATAATAAAATTCACATAAAGGATGTATTATATGTTGAAAATGAAAAAATACTTGTAAAGGTTCCTATTGGTCAAAAATTTAATTCTGATAATAGTATTTTTTATAATTCCGTATCTCCGTTTGATGTCAAATCAGAAAAACACATTTTAAATACTAATATTACAAAAACAAATAGTGATTTTTTATTTGAATATGACATCTTTAACAACGATATTTATTTATGTAAATTCTCAGAAAAAAATTTTATAAAACAAGTTACTCAGTTATATTTTTTTTATTTATATGATAATGGTATTTTTGATACTGAAAATTTATCTCTTCAGAAAACTACACTTAGATCAAATACATCAAAAATCGTTTCGAATATTGTTCCATATAATGAAATGATATCAGAAATTTATAAAAATTATGATGAAGAAGAGTTTAAAAAATATATTCCTAACATGGGATTCATGTCTATTAAACTCAAAATAACATCTGTGAATAATATGTTTATACCATTAGAACAAATATTCAAAACACTACATTCCACAGAAGAATTTCCATTAATTAAATTAAATATTGGACCTAAAACTGAAAAGTTATTTAGAATATATAGTAATAAAACAGCTTTTGATGGTAGAAAAATACCTTATTTAAAAAAGTCTGAAATTTCAAAAATACAAAGAACTATGGGTAATCATAAAGGCCTAACTATATATGTTATGGTAAATAAAATATCATATCTTCTAGAAATAAGGAGTAACGGAGATATATATATACATTTTGAAAATGATAAATATATTACTATTAAAAAAATGAATGAAATTTTACAATATGGTATAAACAAAATATTATCTACCTTAAAAAATCGATTTGAAAAGAATGGATATAAAATAAATTTTTTTACAGATATTTATTCCGATAATGTTGGTATAATAAACAGTTCCTTTTTGTATAAATTAAAAACTACAACCAAAGTTAAGTTAAAAAAGGCAAGTTGTTTATCTAGTATTTTTGATATTAAAAATAATAATAATGTCATATTTAAAAAAATAAAAAATTATAATGAAATAGAAGAAAATAGTGGATATAATATTACTATTAATAAAGATAAAAAAGATAAGGATTATTATGATATTGTTATTGATGGAATAATAGACATAGATCATATTTATTGCATTAATGTATATTTAAAAACATTTTTGGATTTAATACTTTTAACCAATAATGAAGTTATAAAAAAAAACGTATGTAAATACAAGAGTGATGTACAAGAAATAACATATGTAAGTGATGATGAAAATCAAACAACTAAAAAAGAAGGAATAAATTTAGATGGTGAAGATGAAGATGAAGATGAAGATGAAGATGAAGATGAAGAAAACTTTTTTGATGTAAAAGCAAATAAAGGACTTGAAGATGAAGATGCAGATGAAGATGCAGATGAAGATGCAGATGAAGATGCAGATGCAGATGAAGATGCAGATGAAGATGCAGATGAAGATGCAGATGAAGATGCAGATGAAGATGCTGATAATTTAAGTATTCCAGATAGTCTTGGGTCTTTATCTCTCGGTTCTGAACTAGGAGAGAGTTTGGGAGGAGCAAAGAAAGGTGATGATAGAAATTACGCACAAAATAGAATACAAAAATATGATAAAAATTTATTTTTAAAATTTAATACATCAGATAACCTTTACTCCAGAAGTTGTGCTGCTAATGCATCTAAACAACCTATTATTATTTCTGAAGATGAAAAGAAAGAAATTGATACAAATCATAGCGGTTCATATAAAGATATACTTGAATATAGTACTAATAAAAGTACACCATATTACTATATATGTCCACGTTACTGGTGTCCTAATAATAATGTTAGTTTAAGAGAAGACCAAGTAGAAAAAGATGGTGACGAATTAAAAAGTAGTTATTGCTCAGGTAAAATAATTGAATTTAACGACCCAAAGCAACATCGTAAGGGAAAAAATGAATATATTTATAACAGTCCTGGATTTAATAAAAATTCATGTATTCCTTGTTGTTTTAAAATATCACAAAAAGCAAAAAACGAAGCTTCTAAAAATAAATGTATACAGGAATATGAAACTGGTTCAAAAGAAACAAAACATAGTAAAAAAAGTAAAGAATCAAACCAACAAAAAGAACAATTATTAGAAGAAGAAATTTCTATTGATTATATTCAACAACCAAATAAATTTCCTTTGGATGCTAATAGATTTGGATATCTACCATTAAATCTTCAGAAATTTCTACAAAATGATTTAGCTAGCTGTGGATTAAAGGGAGATTTTAAATGTATACTAAGAATAGGTGTAGAACAAACTGAAACTCAGTCTTTTATTTCTTGTTTATCAGCCATATATAGTTTTACAAATAAATTAGAAACAATTTTACCAAATACAAAATTAAAAGAGTTAATTTATGGTATTAATTCTGAAACTAATGATCATTATATGACATTAGATATGTTTATATCATATATGAATGGTAACTTGATACAAGCATTTTATAATGAAAAAAGAAAAGTAAATATTAATAATTATGTTACAACTACAAAGCTTGGTAAAAAACTTAAATTAAATATAAAATCACATAAAATGTTATTTGAAAGATGTATAAATGCGTTTGAAGAATTTCGAGAATTTTTAAAATCGGATAATACAAATATATCACATGATTACCTGTGGGATATTGTCTCGCATAATAAAAATAACTTAATTTTCAAAAAGCCAATTAATTTAATTATTTTTGATATTAAGGATGATTTTGATAGTAATTTTGTTGAACTGTTGTGTCCAACTAACCATTATACTAATGATAACTATAAGGATGGAAACGATACATATATTATATTAAAACACAAGAATTTCTATGAACCAATCTTTTATTGTGAACGTATAAAAAGTGATATTAAAAATGAAAGGTTTAAAATCAATATAGTAACTAATTTTAGTAGAAAGAAATTGAAACAACATAATCTTAGTGACATGTTAAATTTAACTAGTAACATAAAAACAATATATTCTAGTGACAATAAATGTGGTGTTTTGTCAAGTAATCCCAAAAAATATAAATTTAAACCATTATCAAAAACACTTAGATATTCGGGTGATATAGCTAAAAAATTAGTATCATTAAACTATGGTATTCAAAAACAAATAGTAAATTATAATGGCAAATGTATTGGATTACTTATAAATGAAACAAAAAAAATAGAACAAGGGAATAGTATACAACTAACTGCCGATAAACAAGTATTCATGTTACCAATATATCCTAGTTCAATATTAGAAGATACAAATATTATATTTATAGATGATGAAACACTTTTGATTAAATACACAACACTAAAGAAAAAACTTTTCACTTTGTATGATGCATCATCATATGAAATACCTTGTAAGCCAGTTTCAAAAGTAATTGATAGAGATAATACTATTGTTGGTATAATAATAGAAAGTAAACAGTTTATACCTGTTGAACCTAAAGAAAATAAACTGGAAGTTGGGGAATATCATATTATTGAAACAGTAAAATCAGATGATTTATTTGTAGATAAAACAAAACTATTCTATAGTGATAAAGAATTATTTAGTAATGAATTAAGTAAGACGGATAAAGCTACAAATATTTATGTAAAGAAAATAAAATTAGAAAATATATTTTATGATTGTTTTCGTAATTTTTTAAGAATACAAATTAATAGACCAAGTAATATTCGTGTTAGAAAGGAATTATTAGATACTATTAATGATAGATCAAAAAACTATAATGAAAAGGTTACAAAAATCAATATTATAATTAAAAATTTGACAGAGAACAAAATAAAATTTGATGATAATTATAATGATGAAAAAATAGAATCAGTAGACTTAGAAGAAAATATATGTTTTGATGAAGAAAAAAATATACTAATTATACCATCAAATAACTTAGTTACAGAAAAAAGTAATGAAATGTTTTATTACACAAGATTTTATGATGAAATTATAAGATATGATTATATAAAACAGTTTGTATTTGACGTCGATAAATATTTAAGTCTTGTAAAACAAAATTATAATTTAAATGAAAATGAATTTATATTACCCCAAACATTATTAACATCCAAATATTTTGACAATCTTGTTGAAATAAAGTCAAATTTAAATAAGATGTATGATACTGCATATCCCCAGATTAGTATACCATATAATAATTTACATAAATTAGTTAATTATTCTTCAAGTGATGATGTAGAACAAGACGAAGAAAATAACGAAGATATTAATAATAGTGAGCTTATTGTAAAAAAGACAAAGAAAAAAATTAATAGATGTCCAAATGGATTCAGAAGAGTTAATGGTATTTGTGAACCGATCGATAAAAATGAATGGAAAATAATAGAAAAAGACGAAAAGAAAATTATCTATGAAAGTACTACGGTTAATAACAAACGTATAGAAGTATTATTATAATTTAATTTTATAATTATTATTAATATTTATAAAATTATACATTATTAGAAGATATATCTGTGTTAACGTTTGAAGATATATCTGTGTTAACATTAGAAGATATATCTATGTTAACGTTTGAAGATATATCTGTGTTAACGTTTGAAGATATATCTGTGTTAACATTTAAAATATCAATTCGATTATAAAAATTATGTATGTTAGTAGTCATATTGTTTAATATATAATCTCTGTTATCACCTATTAAATCATCTGTTATTCTATTACGTACTTCTTCTGACATAATATTTTTAAAATATTTTACCAATAATTTTCCAGCAGCTATTTGTACTTGATTTTTAACCAAATTATCTATTAAAGCATATGACTCTTGTGAAGACATATTAATATGTGATATTCTAAATTGTATTAATCTAGTTAATATAGTGTTAGCTAATATATGACTTTGAATACTATTTACTGTTTCTGGATTATTATTTATGTAATTTTCTAAACTATTACTGTCGTGAATTTCATTTGTATTTCCTGAAATATCAATTTCAAAATTACGTTCAATATTACGTTCAATATTACGTTCAATATTATTATTATTGTTTTCTTCATTTAATATTTGTTCAAATGTTGTGTAAAATATTGATAATTCTTGGTCGTTGTTGTTATTTACTGCTTCATTAGTATTTAATACAATTTCATCATCACTATCAGTTTCAGAATCATCGTCATCATTAATGGTGTATGTAGTACTTTCATCTTCATTATTATCATCATTATCATCATTATTATTATCATCATTATTATTATCATAATTATTGTTTTCATTATCATTATTTTCTTCTGTGTTAATTGTACCAAATGAAGGTAATGCTTTATTTTCCTTCATATATGGAAAATGTGGATCCCACCGAACATGGTCATCACACACTACATTATATAAAGTACGTGTTCTTTTACCATTAATTTTTTTAAATCTTCGTTGTACTCTACCAAATGAGGGATTATTATAATACATATATCTTGAAAAACGTATAACCTGTTGTTTTAAAAGTTTTCTAGACCAAAAAACTCTATTTTGATCTTGGCCATATTTAATATACATATGCAACAATACATATGGCATAAAAATATTTCTTATTGTATTATTTGGAAAATCATTAGAAAAAGACGGTGGTTTTTTATTATATGATACAAATATTCGTTTAACTATATTTTTAAATTCAGAAATTTCAATATTTCGAACATTTAATAATATTACATCAGAATTAATGACTCCTTCATAATATCTTTTATATATTTTCATGTTAAAATCACATAGAAAAAAATATTCGAATGGCATTTGTTGTTTTAATAGTGTTGCTTTATATTTAAAATATATATTGTATAAATTATGTTTTGATAGTTTAAGACCTGTAAATGGGTTTATTGGATGTTTAGGTTCAAAGAAATAACCGTCATTATGTGTCAAAGATAAAAAAATATTCTTTAACATATCTTTCAGACTAAGAGTATAAATAGTATTATTTTCTATTATTTTAATTATATGATGTTCTTTAAATGATGATAGTTGATTTCCAATTAAATCCTCATCATAATTATATTTTTTATAATATCTGTACTTGATTACATTTTTAAATCGAAGTAATGCGTGGTATATTTTTTGAATAAAGCTAAAAACAATAGTATAATCTTCTACATTAAATAAGAATATATCATCGGGGTTAGATGTAATATAATTATAAAATTCAACAAACTTATTTAAATTATTATGGTATTTAAATCTCCACATCAAACCTGTTATACCTATTTTTTTTGTTAAATAATTATATTCTGATTTATTGTAATCATATAATTTTTTACAAATATATGAAAATAATGTACATGTCATAAATATTATAATATGTTTAATATATTTATATTGTATTAAAAATATATTATACTAATTAAGTTAGTGTTTTTAAAAGTCAGGAACATAACTATCGTCCATTTTAATATTTGATGTTTTTACATTTGTAGCAGTATTATTCAATTTTAGATTTGATGATGAACACTTATCAGCTGTGTTATCTCCAAAACTATTAAATGCTTGTTCAATAATATCATTATTATCTTCAATAACATAATCATCTTCTTCATCAACATCTTTGTACGCTTCTTGGTCTAAATATAATTGAAACATACTCGTACCAAAATAACCTTCTTGACCACACATGACATTTCCTGATATACCTCTCATATGGTCAATATCACCATGTCTAGCTGCTTTTAAAAACATCTCTGGAGTCTCTTCAAAAGAGGCCTTTGCTAACGCACCAATATCGTCGTTATTTATACCATGTCTAAATATAGATGTCATTTTATAATTATATGTCATTCTATCACACAACATATTTAAATGATGTGAATTCAAATACGTACCATCAAATTCAATTACTTCAATAAATTCATTATAAATTGCCTGTCGTGCAGCTTCAATACCCAATACTTTATACATCTCTACAATATTATTAGTGTAAGTATTGTTTACATCAACATAATCCAAACCTAATATATCAATCAAATTACTACCAACAGTATCTAGTACCCATGATTCTTTTTGTTCAAATCTGTCTTCATTTCTAACTACTTCATCTAATATTTTTCGAATAATAACTTTACTAATATTCTTAATTCCCTTTAATACTACATTTGTTAACATGGTATCCTGGAAATTTTTCAATAGATAAATTTCATCAGATTGGTCTAACGACTTTTTGGAATCTTTCTTTGCCTTCTCCTTTTTTAATACGTTATTCATTCTAATTCTAAATATCAATTTATCGTCATTATAATCTGAATAAATACAAGTTACCTCATCTTGATATGTATTTTTAATGGCAAAATGAACATCATCCATAGTTATATTTTTTTCAAACATAATTTCAGGATCCATTTCCATTCTGAAGATCCATTTTGATTTTTCTCTTGAGGCAGATACTTGTTCAGCTCCACTTTGTGAAATCATTTTTTCATATTCATAATACTCTTCAATCATTACCTTATCCTCCTCAACAACAGTTGATAAGTCATTCGGATCAAAACGAATTTCGACAGAAGAGACAATATTGGCTAGATTTGTATGTTCTATCATACACATAATTGACTGAGCCTTTATTCTATCATATTTATCTACATCTCTAAGATATGTTGTAACGGAAGGATTTTTTGGATTATCTGAAATTGATAATATCTCTTCAATACGTGGTACACCACGCGTTACATTTGATTTAGAAGCTACACCTGCAAAATGGAATGTATTCAAAGTCATCTGTGTTGTTGGTTCACCGATTGATTGAGCTGCTATCATTCCCACCATTTCTCCTGGAGATACAATTGAACGTTTGTAAATTGTAATTATATAATCAAGTAAATATGTTAAAGCAACTTTATTAAATCGCTTGATTATAAGCAACTCACGAGGGGAAAGATAATAGTAATACATAATCTCAAACAATTTGGTTGGAGGACTGTAATAAATTGATTTCAATTCTTCATACTTTTGTTCAATAATATCAAATGTTTCCAACGGAGTAATATCAACAATTGAATTCTTTGACAATTTAAACTGGTTTTGAATATTATTTATAATAAAGGAAAACGCTACAGGTAGATGTACTTGATCCTTCTTTTTATTAGCAAATACATATTTTATTATATCTTCTCTTACCCCAATCATTTTATCAACATATTTTTGGGCTACTATATTATAAGCATCTTTCTGTTTTTTCATCTTACGCTGTATATCTTTTGTAAATATTATTGAATTTTCATTCGTAATATAATAATGAACATAAATTTCCTCATTTGTCATATTAACAATAGGAATTCTCTGATTTTCTACAAATACAGTATCTATTCCGTCATCTCCATATGCGAACTGAACAATTTTTCCACGATTATTTCTAACTGTCATATCGTATTCTATCTTAAGATCTTCTAGACCTTTAATTAATCTTCTTTGAATATAACCAGTAGTTGAAGTCTTTACAGCTGTATCAATCAAACCTGTTCTACCACCCATAGCGTGGAAGAACAATTCTTCAGGATGCAATCCCTTAATATAAGACTGTTCTACAAATCCCCTAGCACCAGGAGAATCATCAAACTTTGAAAAGTGAGGAAGAGTTCTATTTTCAAAACCATACGGAATACGTTTACTGTTAATGTTCTGTTGTCCAAGACATGAAATCATAAATGATATATTCAATTCAGAACCCTTTGAACCTGCCTTTACCATCGTTACAAATCTATTATTCTTGTCCAAATTTTTCAAACCGATCTTACCTGATTCAGCGGTAGCCTTATTTAAGATACTATTTACTCTTGTCTCAAACTCTTCACTATTTGATTTACCTGATTCATTTTGAAATACTCCAATATGAATTTGGTCAATTACATCCTTCACTTCATTCATTTTCTTATTAATAGTTTCAACAATTCTTGTATTTGTTTCTTCATTTGATACTAGGTCACTTACACCAACACTAAATGATGATGTTTTCATATAATCTGTTACAATATTCTGAAAATCATCTATAAATTTCGCAGATGCAATATTACCAAAATCATTACATATGCGATGAATAATACCTGAAGTTCCATTACCTAAACATCCCTTATCCAATAGACCTCTCTTATAGTTTCCATCATATATTTCTAACACATTATTTGACTTATTAAAATCTTCATCTTCATTCCAAACTTTATTTTTATATTTTAATGTTATTGGTGGCAATATTTGTGATAATATGTCAAAAGAAGATACAACTTTATTTGTAAAAACATCTAAGTTTATCTTTGTACTATTCATCAACAAATTCATAGCTTCTCTTTTTGAGAATTTTGTAGTTTCTCTTGTTAGTTGGTATGCTCCCAACATAGAATCTTGAAAGATTCCAACAATTGGTTTATTATTAGAAGGACTAACTAATTGATAAGGTACTGCTGCCAAATTACGAAGTTCTGATTCTGATTCTAAATCCTGTGGCATGTGTAAATTCATTTCATCACCATCAAAATCAGCATTATACGGCTTCGTATCTGCTACATTCATTCTAAATGTATCACCTTGTTTCATTATTCTAGCTATATGACACATCATACTCATTCTATGAAGAGTTGGTTGTCTATTAAACAATACAGCATCTCCATCCATCATGTGTCGATGAACAATATCTCCTTCTTCCAAACGCATTTTTTCACGTTCAACATACCGAAGAGAAATACTTTCCCCGTTCTTCTTTTCTAGTATCTTTGCTCCTGGCCATTTTTCAGGACCGTTAATTACTAACAACATCAAAGATGCTTTATTTCTTTTATTTACTACTACTGGTTTCGTTATATTTTTAGCGATTTTCATAGGTACACCAAGTTCTCTAATAGAGAGGTTAGGGTCTGCTGTAATTACAGAACGAGCACTAAAATCAACACGCTTACCCATCAAATTACCTCTTACACGACCTTGTTTTCCATTCAATCTCTCTTTTATTGATTTCAACGGTCTACCCGATCGTTGGGCTACAGAAGAAATGCCTGGTATTTTATTATCAACTTGAGAAGATACAAAATATTGTAACTGTAATGTCCAATCATCGATTACATTTTGAGGAGAATTTTGTTCAATTCTCTCTTGAAGAATCTTATTTACTTTTATTATATTTACCAATATATGTGTTATATCATCCTCACTTCTTTGTTGAGCATCATGTTTAATTGAAGGACGAATTGCAGGTGGAGGTACTATCATTACCTCACAAATCATCCACTCTGGACGCGAAAATGTTGAATTAAATCCCATAAAATCTACATCTTCATTACTTATACGCTTGAATATTTTTAATACTGTTTCTGGTATTAATTTCACTATCATATTCTCATCATCATCGCCACCACCTAACCATTCAGCATAAATTGTCGCCAAACCATCGCGGCGAATTGTTTTTGGTTGTTTACAACCACAGCCGTCTTCACTCTCTTCTCCACATCTTGTTACCTTTCCTGATATTTTTTGAAAAACATTTGTCCAACGCTCTTCGCCCGAATATTGAAGTAGATATTTATATTTTTCCTTTGATATTAGTAACTTGCTACATTTAAAGCACACACAACGTAATATTTTTAATATTGTTGTTAGATATTGAATATAAAATACAGGACGTGCCAGTTCAATATGGCCAAAATAACCAGGTGTTTTTATATAATCTAAACCATCTGTCGGACAAATTAGACCTGGTTCAAGAACACCCATACGTGGATCGAATAATCCACCAATTACTGGTTTATTATTGACATATGTCTCCTTATTTGTTATTTCAGCGACAGATGCCTTACGTATTTCATCAGGAGACAAAATACTAAACTGAATACCAATAATTTTAGATACGTTTATTTTTGTATTATCACTCGTTGCCATCCTATTATTATTATAATATATTATTTTTATATTATTTTATAATCATTTTTTTTAGTAATCGACTTATATAAAAAAAATTGATTTTAATTTAAAAATATTTATTTGTAATATATATTATGGCAAAAGATAGTTCTCCAAAGTCTAACAAAATGAATAAGCAACAACAAAAGAAGGAAGTTAAGAAGGAAGAAGAGAAGAAACGGCTTCTTAAGAAGGAGGAACGTAAGAAGAGTTACGGCGATGGAAATGATGATGATATCGACGAAGAGGAATTTCTTGAAGATACTTCTGAAGAGGAAACTGAAGAAATAGTTAAATCCAAGAAAAATTTCAAGAAGTTCTTAAATAAAATGTATCCATCTAAATATTCCGCCAAGAAGGCAAAGGAAGCTGAGCAGGAAGAGGAGGAAGAGGAGGAAGAAGAAATTAAGGTAAGTAAGAGAATTAATAAAAATACTAAGAAAAATAGTAAAAAAAAGATTGTCGCTGAGAGTGAGAGTGATGAAGAGGAGGAAATTAAGGTAAACAAGAAGGATAAGAAAAATGTTAAGAAAAATAATAAAAAGAAATTTATCGTTGAGAGTGACGAAGAAGAAGATAGCAGTTCTGATGACGAAGAAGATCATCATATGCTCCGTAATAGCAAGAAGTTTAATCTTATATTTACTATTGGTGGTAATGGAAAGAACTCTTACGAAATTGATCTTGATGATGAAGAAGAATGGGACGAGGATGAGGATGATGAAGATTATGAATACGATGAGGATGAATACGATGATGAAGACGAAGATGAAGACGAGGATGAGGATGAGGAAGATGAAGATGATGAAGATGAAGATGAAGATGGAGAAACCAAAAAAAAGTTAACAGAAGATGAAATTGACAGAGAACTTCAAACTGCGTTCGAATCACGCAAACAGCTTGAAGAAATTTCCAAAAAGGATAACATGCACTTTTATCAGAGAATGCTTAATAACATCGACAAGGAAATTAACTCTCTTGAGAAAAAAAAAGCCAAGTTTTCTAAAAAGGAGAAGTCTAAGAACCAACGTAAGTTTATCGATAATCTCCGCAATAAGAACGTTATGAATGATGTGTCTTTCTTCAGAAAACTTTCCGTTAAGGAACAAAGGAAGATCTTGGAACAGATGGAAGAAGTCAACCATATTTGTAAGCTTGAAAAGCCATACCGTATTACGCTCCTTGAATCTGAAATTCCAGCACAATTTAAGGCTTCAGCTATTAAGAAAATTAATATGCTCAGAAACATGGAGCCTGGTAGTGGTGAATTTTACAAAATCAAGAACTGGGTTGATACTTTCATGAAAATTCCTTTCAATAAATACAACAACATGTCTATCACCAAAGATGATGGTATTGAAAAATCTAGTGATTTTCTAGAAAATGCCAAAAATAGATTGGATGATGCTGTATTTGGTATGGACGATGCTAAGATGCAAATCATGCAATTTGTCGGCCAATGGATTTCTAATCCTTCCGCTATTGGTACTGCTCTAGCAATTAAAGGTCCTATGGGTACTGGTAAGACTACTCTTGTCAAGGAGGGTATCAGCAAAATTCTAGGAAGAGAATTCGCATTCATCGCACTTGGGGGTGCTACAGACAGTAGTTTCTTGGAAGGTCACTCTTATACTTATGAAGGTGCTGTCTGGGGTCAAATCGTAGAGATTCTCATTAGATGCCAGTCTATGAACCCTGTCATTTACTTTGATGAGTTGGACAAGGTTAGTGACACTCCTAGAGGTGAAGAGATTATTGGTATTCTAACTCACTTGACAGATACATCTCAGAACTCACAGTTTCACGATAAATATTTCGCTGAGATTGATTTTGATTTGAGCAGATGTCTATTCATCTTTAGCTATAACGATGAGAGTAAGGTTAATCCTATTCTTCGTGATAGAATGTACAAAATTCAAGTTCCTGGATATGAGAAAAAGCAGAAGCAAATCATTTCCAATAAACATCTCATGCCTAAGATTAGAAGAGAAGTCGCCTTTAATGAAGGTGATGTTATTATTCCTGATGAAACGATTGACTATCTTGTTGAAGAGTACACCAATAAGGAAGAAGGTGTTCGAAATTTGAAGCGATGTCTCGAGATTATTCACACCAAGCTTAACCTCTATCGTCTCATGAAACCTGACACCAACTTGTTTGGTAAAACCAATACTTTGGAGGTTGAGTTCCCATTTACTGTTACAAAAGATATTGTTAAGCAACTTATCAAGCGTGAGGATAATGGTATGACGGATATTATGAAAACACTTTATATTTAGATTTAATAGATATAACTTTTAATTTAATATAATTAACTATTTTTTAATTATATTATCATATTATATTATTATGGATAATGAAGATAAAGAAGAAGAACGACCAAAAAAAATTCCAGGAACAAATAGTAGTGGCGACCGTGCATTACAAATAGAAATTCACGAAGCAAACCAACAAAGAATAGCAATAGAAGCAGAAAATAAACTAAAAAAAAAGAAAGTTAATGATAATATAGCAAGAGATAATGCTATTAAGCATGAAAGAAGGAAAAGTGAACGCATAGCAGCTACTTTAGACTTTGAAAGAGCTATGGGTAGAGTTCCAGCGTCCTCCATAAACCCAGCCGCCGCAACGAGAACGAGATCATATATGCTCGAGCAAAGACGGCAAAGACCAGCACCAGCAGCAGCATCATCATCAGCCGCAGCAAAAGCGCCAGCAACAACAACAGCAGTAGGTTCACCATTACCAACAGATGGAATTACAGAAGAACATACACCACCCGATTTTTTAAGGATGAATAGCGGAATAGGATCAACACCACCCGAATCAGAACATCAGGTGGATAACTTTGAAAGCCCTGCTGACTGTCATGATATAGAAGAACCTGGCAGTACTAATAGTCAGACAAGTACTGTTAATGCGGAAGTTTGTAAACAAAAAACTTTAACGATGATGGGAAAAGAAGAGCCTGATAAAAAACACACAGCAGAAGGTGCAAGAAAAGTACAACAAACAACATCTAGTTCTTCAGTTCAATTTAATTCAATATGGGAAACAAGCAGAACTAGTACTGATGGAATTTCCGTAGAAGAAAAGGCTAAAGGACGTTTATGTTATATATGTGGATGTCTTATAAAAGATAACCATTTTCCAGAAATGGAACATTTCATTACTCCTGGAGAATTTTTTCATAAATTTGGTATTGAATTAATTACAAATTCTCAAGCACAAATAATTAGTAAAGGAACTATAGATGATTATGAAGCAATACATATGCGCGATTGTAACAACGCAAACGCAAATGTACGTACTCGTCTCGACAAGACAATCCAATATTTAAATAATCATGTTACAAATAACCGTGTTGATTCAGGGTTTGATTATTATTTTCGGACACAATATAATACAAGTGTTCGACCACCACCCACATCTCAAGAAAAAACATGGGTAAAATATAGTAGTTCTTTTTTTGTTCCACAAATTAAAGCTTATATGAGTGAATTTATATATTCACATCATATTTGTAATCAAATAAAAGGGAATATGCCAACTTTATCACCTGGATATACTAATATAATAGAACCAGCACAGGGAGGAGATTATACACTAGAACCTAATAATTTATTTTCTATATATGCCAATGTATTAGTTGATGCAATTTTTGGAAAATTCAAGGGTAAAGGTAGTGAAATATATAAAAAATTGGGGTTCTGGAATAATAATGTTGGTTCAAATGGAAAAAGCTGGATAGCTGCACCTCAACTAGATAAATATACTGTTGAAATAGGTGACATACAAGATTGCTTACGTCTCGCAAATATGGGAATAGATACACGTGGTTTAAAAACAATATTAAAAAAAAGAATAGAAAATAACATGTTGTATCACAGTCTTCTTTTGAGAGAAATAAAAAGAGATTGTACAGTACAAAGGATAATATCATTAAACCATATTGTAGGATATTCTAGGAGAATAGTTCCATTAGAGAAAGACCATCATGGTAAAACCATTTTAAGCCATGACAGTATTCGAACTACAGATTTAGATGAAGATATGGGTGATGCTTTATCTGTATCAAGTCAGCTAGACAATTTTGATGATGAAATAGAAAAAGATGACCTCGATCATAATGAGAGTTTATTTACAGGACATGATAATGACCCGAACAAAAAATTAATGTTAACTTCTTTTTTGTTTGCGGGTAATATGACGACGAAACTCACTCATGATGAATTAAAACAATATATTACAAACAATAGTCTTAATAC